TCATTTTTTATTATTTTTTATTGAATGCAGAAGTGAATCGTCCTCGACCATAGAGTCTAAGGCACGTTCATCAAAGTACGGGCAAGACAACACGCCCAGCCTTTCAGCCAGGCGATATACCCGGCTGAAGAGTTGGGCTCTTTCGTTGGTGGTAGTCGGGAGAGGATTCGGAATAACAGTTAGCAACCGACATCCCCACCCCGAACATTCATTTGTAAGACGACACCATTCTGACCCGGTACGCAGACGGCAACAGTCATTTATGTTTGAGCACATCTTTTAGTTTTCTTAGAAGGATGTTGCGATAGTGCAACTGAAGAAATGTCATACCGTTTTTTTCTCAGCCATTCCGAGTTCGTCCTCGCGTTGCTCGATGTCCAGTTCGCGGGCATTAAGAGCAGCCTCGCGCTCATTAAGTTGTCGCTCGAAATCAGCGAGGCGCGCGGATCTTTCGTTTACCTGGCCCAGCATATCCACGAGGCGATGGAAAAGTGCGCTGATTTCAGCAAGACCACCGCCATCGGATGCCGGTTCTGCCGGCACATGCTCAACCGGAACTGCGTCCTCAGTCTCGACGAGGACGCTCCCCTCGCCAGTAAAGAGATAGGACTTGTTGATTTGAGGAAATTTCTCGCAGATCAGAGCCGCGATATTGGGGTTGAATTTCTTCGTCCGGCCGCGTTGGAGGTCGAAGATGCGCTGATAGTTTATGCCCAGCGCTTCGGCGAACTTTGGGGCTGTCATGCCGACGGCCTCAAGCACGTTCTTGATGATGCTGCGAGTCACCGGAATGAACTCGTCTTGTCTTACGTTATCCTTCATATTTGCAATAAAATTATTTTTCGCTATGGCGAGTAACCATTCTCACAACCAACACTTATGAAAGTTGCAAAGATGATTAAAAAGTGTTAAATCTTAGCGTTAATTGCAAATATGATTATTTTCGTTTTGGTAAATATTGCGAAAATGATTATTTTTGCACAACTAAAACTACTAAGACTACGCAAAGGTAGTCAAAAACTCGCTCAAATGCAAATAAGTATTATATCAAAAATCCGCAGGAAATGAAAACGACGATTAACAAACATCGTAGATTCACCGAGTGTGGCTATCAAATGTCACACTCGGCTCCTGCCGCAGTTATGGGAAAGGAGGCGGTATGGAGCAAGTAGCAAAGATTCCTATATCCCCAACATTGAGGAAGCTCATGCCGGGAGAAAAGGCTGTGTTCCCTATTGAGCAATGCAGCTCGGTAACAGCAATCGTTAGCAAGTTCCGCAAAGACTTAGCAAGAATAGGCTGGGACGCCGACGTAAAAAGCGACACCAAGGAATACACCGTGACGGTATTCCGCACGAAGTAAATGCAAATAAGGTATCTGCCCTTAGCAGACAAATTAAATATCAATAAAAATAGTTCAACATGGGACTCATCAAGAAATCCAATGAATTGGTCATCCCGCAAACGGTCAAGATGATGATCTACGGCCAAGCCGGTATGGGTAAGACCACTGTGGCGCTCAGTGCGCCGAAACCTCTCCTCCTCGACTTCGACAATGGCGTAAAGCGCGTCAATCTCGCTCATCTGGAGAACGTAGACATCGTTCAGGTCGATAATTGGAAAGAGATTCAGCAACTCCTCCAGCAAGACCAGGCAGACATCACACCCTACCAGACAATCGTTGTAGACACCATCGGTAAGATGATGGACTACATTATCACTCACTGCTGCGGCACGCGCCAGCCGCAAATCAAGGATTGGGGCCGCATCAATCAGGAGTTCACATGGTTCACCCGTGCACTCTCTTCCCTCAACAAGCACATCGTCTTTGTCGCCCACCGTGATAGTCGCAAGGAAGGTGACGAAACTGTTTTCATCCCGTCGCTTCGCGAGAAATCCTACAACTCCATCGTTACCGAACTCGACCTGCTTGGCTATTTGGAAATGAAGTCGGAGCGCGGGGTACAGAGCCGTACTATCACATTCGACCCCACATCGCGCAACGACGGCAAGAATACCTGCAATCTGCCATCAGTTATGCAGGTTCCCACCATCCTCAACTCCAACGCAGAACCCACAGCCCCCAACACGTTCATTACCGAAAAGGTAATCACCCCCTATCTCACAATGCTCGATGTTAAAGCCGAAGAACGTCGCAAGTATGACGAGCTCATCGACGCCATCACAGAAGATGTCAACAATATCACTGATGCTCAGTCGGCCAACGACTTCGCCGCGAGAATCAAGGAATACAAACATATCGGCAGTTCCATGGCGAAGGCCCGTTCTCTATTCGGTGCAAAGGTAAAAGAACTCGGCCTCGTCTACGACACCGAAAACAAGACCTACACTGATGCAGAGCCGGCCGCTTGAGAACGTTTCGTATAGATTCTATGCGACGCTCCTCGATGGCTTCCAAGACTATCTGAACAGCGACATTATATACGAAAAGTATTGGGGTTACTCTGAGAACCCGCCCCATACTCCTGAGGAGTTCAGGCAGAAGCAGTTTCAATCTCTCATTGATAGAATAAACCGTGTTCCCTTTGACAGCGAAGCCGCTGACAAAGGTACGGCATTCAATGAGATTATCGACTGCATGATTGAACACCGTAAGAGTGATAAGGTCGATGTCAGATATGCCTACGAAACCATCGTATTAGGACAGGTAGATAATTGCGAGCCGGACGAAAGATGGGCCGAAGTACAGCAGACCAACAAAATTGTCGGTCTGAACGCCACCTATAATAATAGGACGTTCTACTTCGACATCAATCTTTGCCGTGAATTCGCCAATTACTACAAAGGTGCTTTGACCCAGCAGTTCGTCCGGGCCATTGTGCCGACACGTTTCGGAAATGTCGAGGTGTATGGGTATGTCGACGAACTCATGCCCCAGAGCATCCACGACATCAAGACCACCGGTAAATACTCAGTCGGCAAGTTCAAAGACCACTGGCAGCACATCGTCTACCCGTATTGCTATCAGCAGAACGGTCAGGACTTACGTCTATTTGAGTATAACATAGCCGAGATAGACAAATACGGACGGTGGGAGACATACACGGAATCATATATGTATAAGCCGGAGCGCGATGTTCCGAAGCTCATAGCCATGTGTGAGGAACTGATATGTTTCCTTATCGAGAACCGCCATCTTATTACCGATCGCAAAATCTTCAACCTATCGGCATGAAATGGTAGCGACTGCCATACTGATAAAGAATGATTCCGAAGGGACACGGATTAACCGCTCTTTGGTGGAAATGATAGAGGGATTGCCTGACGGCAAGTATCGCATCATCATTGAACCACAAAGTGTGCGTCATTCCGTGCCCCAACGGAAACTTTTGTTTATGTGGATGTCGCTTTTGGCACGGGAAACGGGCAACAGTAAGGTTAGGCTCTATAAATATTTTTGTAGTAAGTTTCTTCTCGATGATATGCCGAGTGTGTCGGAAATGTCGTCGGCGCAGTTGACCCATTTCATGCACGAGATAGAGGCCGATGTAGCGCAGAACCTTGGATTCACATTGCCAATACCCGAAGACGGAGAAGATTTCATCTCATTCTTAAAAGACTTTAAGGATAAATGAGTACATTCATTGACATACCAGGATACGAGGGATACTACCAGATAGACCGCAATGGGAACATTCGCAGTCTCGACCGATATCGCTTTGGCAAAAAAGGAAGCGCAACTTTTTGTCAAGGGAGGTTAATGGTGTCCCGAAAAGCCAAGAATGGATATGTTTCTGTGGGGTTAAGTAAAAACAAAAGCTACAAGCTGTGGCTGGTGCATAGACTTGTTGCGATAACATTTATTGAAAACCCGGACAATCTCCCATGTGTGGACCACATCAATGGGATTCGCGGTGATAACAGAGTAGAGAATTTAAGATGGTGTACGAAGCGCCAGAATCTTAATTTCCAGCTCGCTAAAGAAAACATATCCAAGGCGAACAAACAGAGCGTAAAATGCCGAAAGCATATTAACGACCTGCAACAAAAATGCAGGAAAGCGGTAGTGATTGTATTTCCCAATGGAAAGATTAAAGAATATGATTCTATCGCAGATACAGAGAAGGACGGTTTCTATCATCCATTAGTTTCCGCATGTTGCAAAGAAAAGCAACAATCCCACAGAGGTTGCAAATGCTATTACCGGGAGGACTACTATGGAAATTAAGTTAAGAGACTACCAAAGTCAAGCTGTAGATGCTGCGATGAATTACATGAGAGCAAATTCCCAGAGAAACGGCATTCTCGTTATGCCCACGGGAAGTGGTAAGTCGTGGGTCATTGCAGAAATTGCCAACAGGCTTAACAATAATGTTTTAGTATTCTGCCCATCACGCGAGATACTGCAACAGAACTACGAAAAAATGAGCACTATATGCCCATCCGACATATCAATATATTCCGCATCGTTCAACTCCAAAGAGATAAACCGAATCACATTTGCTACAATCGGCAGTGTGAAGTCGCACATGGAGGATTTCAATCATTTCAGATACATCATAGTAGACGAGTGCCACGGTGTAAATCCGCAAGGAGGTATGTATAAAGACTTCTTTGACTGCGCCAAGAGAAAAATACTCGGTCTTACTGCCACTCCGTATCGACTGACAAGCGCCCAGATATGCCTCGATGAGAACGGCCGATATGACCCATCCTGCGAACCGCAGAATAAATGTATATTGAAATTTCTGACCCGGATACGGCCGAGGGTGTTCCACGATGTGATATTTCAAGTCGAGATACAGACGCTGCTACAACGAGGCTATCTCTCGAAGTTGAATTACTACGACATGACAATCCTGCCACAAGAGGGGTTGAAAAGGAATACCACAGGTATGGACTTCGACGAGAAGAGTCTGTTCGACGAGTTCCAGCGTGTCAACCTACAAGATCACCTTGTGAACATTGTAAGAAGACTCCAGCACCCGAAGAGTGGTATCCCGCGCAAAGGCATACTCGTCTTTACGAAGTTCCTCGAAGAAAGCGAGAAACTTTGCCAGTCTATAGATGACTGCGAAATGTTGAGTGGCGAGACACCCAAGAAAGAACGTGAAAGAATCATCAAGGATTTCAAGTCCGGAAAGATTAAAGTGCTAACTAATGTAGGAGTGCTGACAACCGGCTTCGACTATCCTGAACTCGATACCGTCGTGATGGCTCGCCCTACGATGTCGCTCGCCATGTACTATCAGATACTCGGCCGAGCGATAAGACCTCATCCCAGCAAGGAAGCCGGATGGATTGTAGACCTCTGCGGAAATATCAAACGATTCGGCAAGGTCGAGGATCTACGACTATTCGAGCGCAAACCAGGAGAATACTTTATCCAAGGCATTGCCGACAATCAGTACAAGCAACTTACCAATACATATTTTTGAATGGAAGACTTTGAAGTACAATATCTATCCGTATTAGACGCACGGAGCGCCCTCTGGCGGCACAGAAAGCGCGAGTGGCTTGATATTATAGGACCGGAAGGGAAAAGCCGAGAAAAGGCACTCTACGGCTCCCTAGCTATGAGGTTCCCCGGACTATATGCACGCACTAAAGAAGAACGCGAAAAGCTCGGCATTTCATTCGATGAATATATCGAGCAGTACGGTCCTGAAGATGCAAGAGATACCAAAGAATACTCAAAGATGAGCGATGGAGTCAGTACATTCGACCCCGTCCTTGCCGAGATAATATACGAATGGTTCATTTCATGTGAGGGAGCGAAGATATTTGATTGTTTCACCGGCGGAATTACCAAGGGCGCAGTCGCTGTTGCCAAAGGACATAGTTTCACCGGCATCGACATCAGGTCGAGCCAAGTTGAGGTAAACAATGAAAAGAGCGACGCCTTTTCGGTAGCCAACCAGTACTTACGATACTTCTGCGACGATGCCAGAAACCTCCTGAAGTACATCGGCGTTGCCACGCAGGATTTATTTATCAGCTGTCCGCCTTACTACAATCTCGAAGTTTATAGCGACCTCGCCGGCGACGCCTCCAATCAACCGACATATCAGGACTTCATTGCCATACTCCGCGACGCTTTCGAGAAGGCAGTCAAATGTCTCAAGTGGAATAGGTTTGCCATTGTCATAGTTGGCGACATCCGAGACAACAAGGGAGCATACTATAATTTCCCCGGCGATGTCATCCGTATATTCCAAAATTGCGGCTGTGCGTTCCTCGATGATATTATATTGTTCCGCCCCGATGCTACAGCGAATCTAAGAGCAAAACGGTACATGAAATCAAGGAAAGTCGTAAGAGTTCATGAGCGCGTCCTTGTGTTCTACAAAGGTAATGCGTCGGTTATCAAGAAACACTTCACACCACTAAAATCCAATGAATTGTAGAGAACCGATACAACAGAGAATCCGGGATTTAGGACTGACGCAAAGAGCCGTCAGTCATGCGATGGGAGTTACCGACCAGAGTTTGAGCAACTTTCTTAACGGGAGTCGCACTTACTCTTATTTGGCCTATGTGAAATTGCTTAGAGTCCTCGGCCTTACTCTCGGTCACGAGGGTGACAACGTCGGTGCCGCGCCCGCATTGTCCGTGCGCCGTATCATTAAAGCCGAGATAGAAAAGAGAGGGCAACCACTCAGTGAAATAGCGAAACGTTGCGATGTCCGAGGCTCTACTCTATCCTCGTTCCTGACAGGACGCCGTGGGATACGCGTAAATTCTTTAGAAAGAATCATAACAGAACTGGGGCTGACTTACGTCAGTTTCGGCGAACCAACAATATAACACCGAACTAAACCAATGGCACCAAGAAAAGATTCATACAATATGCTCGTGCTTCAAGCTATCAAGGAGGGGCGTGACCCTAAAACTGTGAAGAAACCACCTCGGGACCCATCAGAAGGTCCGTCTGAGAGTGAGATACAGCAATCCTGCATCAAGTGGTTCCAGCTGCAGCATCGCGCCCTATGGGCAGATGGTGTGCTGTTCCATATCGCCAACGAAGGAATACGATTGGGCGGTCAAGGACGCAGGATAAAGCGTGAGGGTATTGTTCGAGGTGTAGCCGACTTATGTCTGGCTATGCCTCGTCATGGCTATGGCGCACTTTACATAGAAATGAAACGCCCGGACCGCTATCAATCTCCGGAGCAAAGGACATGGCAGAAAAACATTGAGCGTCATGGCAATAAGTACGTTGTATGCAAATCACTTGATGAGTTTATAAAGATTATAAACCGCTATTTAGCGCAGTAACTATGAAGTATCAACTCCCGGATAATATAGACCAGCATTGGCTATGGAAGGATGACCCTGCTAAATTCCAGTGGTGGCTCCTGCTTTTGCGTGAGGTAGGCGACGGAGAGACCCAGCGCATGGTCCGGGGAGTGGTCTGTAAATTCGGCTTCGGCGAACTTGTAACTACCCAGGGAGAACTTGCTAAATTGTGGGGAACGACTACTGAAAAGGCTCAGGCATTCCTCCGAAAATTGGAGTCAAAAGGAGAGATTAGACGCAAAACTGACGCAAAACTGACGCGGATATTTATATGTAATATAGAGGATTACGATATTCTTGGACGCAATCTTGACGCAAAGTTGACGCACAGACGCAAAGTTGACGCAATCTTGACGCAGTTAATAGACGCAATATCAGGCTTTTCAGAAGATGATAGACGCAATCTTGACGCAAAGTTGACGCAGTTGGCAGATTTCAAAAGAAAAGAACCAAAAGAAATATATACTACACAAATTACGTCTCCTAACGGAGACGTGCAAGAAGATGAATCTTCTTGCCCTCTTTCACGCGCGCAAGAGGTGGTTGGGGATAAAAAAGCCAAGGCTAAAAAAGAACCTAAGCCCAAAAAGGAGAAAACAAAAAAATCTCCAACCCTTGTGGCTCGGGGACGGACGGTTTTTGAAGAATTTTACCAAAAGCTGTACGACAACCCCTACTACTGGACCGCGAAAGATGGAATGCACATGAAGCAGCTGCTACAAAAAATTTCTTTCAGCCGGCAACATCGTGAAAATCCCCTGCCGATAGATGATGATTCAGTTCTCGCGGCCCTCGGTCAGTTCCTCGAAAGAATCAACAAAAGCTGGGTTATGGATAACTTCTCAGTATCGACCATAAATAGCCAGTACAACAACATTATTTCTGAAATACGAAACGCATCAAAAACAGTAACCAATGGCAGAATCCTTAATACCACGGCAGCGCAAGGACGGCCAGCAGTCGGAGCCGACCTCTCTGACAGTTATCGTCAACGAGCTTCTATCCTCGCGGACATCGAAGAGGCAGACCGAAGATACCTTGAAAAGCGTGAGTCCGTTAGCGATGTCACTTATGAAGAACTACCGACCCTCCCAGGTGGCTAAAGCATATAATCCGACACTGCAGGCTGGAGTCATGGCTGCTTTCCCGACAATACTTGAAGCTCACAACGCAAAAAACATTCCGGCAATCGTGCATTTGGCTCAAGCCTATGATGAGAATGTGGCAGTAAGATGGATACAAGACCAGTTGCTCCAAGTCAACGAGTTTGCAGGAGTGAAATCCAAGCTCAGCGATATGCAGTTGGATGAACTTGCTATCCAAATCCGTCTGGAGTACGGGTACCTCAATCTTTTTGAGTTTATCCTCTTCTGCGCCCGGCTCCGGTCGGGGCGCTATGAAGACTTCTACGGCTCTGTCGATCCCATGAGAATCCTCAAATCCCTCGATGCCTTTTGCGCTGACCGCAGAGCCGAAATTTGGCGCGAAGCAGAGCAAAAAGAAAAAGAGGAGCGCGATAGAGAGTATGAGGAAAGTAGGAAAAACCGTATCCCATTTGATGTTTGGTATAGAAAACTCCCTGAAGAAGAAAAAGAGAAAGTGCGTGACACTCCTTATTTGGGAGGAAGAGCCAAAGAGATTGACGAAGAGGATAAGCATAATGATAGCTCTGCTTGAATAAATTGCAGATTTGATTAAAATAATTGCCCATATATTTGCGTATATGATTATTTTTGATTACTTTTGTATATGCAAATAAGATGTTTAATCAAAACTCAAAAGACATGGATAAGAAAAGAGAATACGCAGAGTACCTACAAGAGAAATACGAATCCGAAGAGTGGTACAATGAAATGTCATTCGAGGAATTCATCCGAATGGAAGTAGCTACCTGCGATCCTATCTCGAAAGAGGTTGTCATGGAATCCTGCGAAAGCGAGGAGACTGCACTCGAAGAGTTTATCCACTTCTGCGAGTACCTATACAAGTAAATGCAAATAAGAAATCTAACAAAATCCGCAATTATGAAAGTAGATAAATCAAGTATCTTCAAAGTGGCGAACGCAATCCACCGCAGTCAGAATGGGCTCACAATCGGAGAAGCCCTGAAGATGGCGTGGAAAGCCGCGAAACTCCAAGTTGAACTTGCCGCCGGCGAAGTTCGGTTCCGCTACCGCAAAGTGAATGGAGAAATCCGCGAGGCCTTAGGAACACTCAAGAATATGGTGACTGACACATTCTCAGCATTCAACGGCACCGCAATGTTTTACTTCGACATCGAAAAGATGGGGTTCCGTTCATTCGTTGTCGCTAACCTCGTCTGACCCATGGCAATGTCACAGATTGAAATGGACACCTATACATCTGCTAGGAGGTTCTTCCAAACACAAGTAGAAAAGACGACAAGCTCTGAAGCCGTAAAATCCCAGCGGCGCTATGAGATTGCCAAAGAATGTCTCGCCCAGCTCACCACAGCCGTGTCAGCGCAGGTAGTTCAAATCGCCCGCAGTGGCAATGACGCGCCGTCGGTAAGGGAACAGATATATGACTCGGCTGCCGAGGTTTCCTTAAACATGGCGGATGCTCTGCTAAAGAAACTCAAATAACATCACTTAAATATCAATAATATGAATCTTTTCAAAACACTTTCAGAAGTGCTTGGCAACGGTTGCACAGCGACCATAACCATCGCACAGAAAGACGGCATCATGACCGTCGGCGTACTTCCAGGGAACAATCTCGTAAAGGACGGAGCCAAGAACAAAATCGTCCCCCTAAACATATCCGGCACACCTGAAGAACTCGACGAAGGATTCGTCGATGCCATCGCCGAGCCGGTCCGTAAGACCGCCGGTTTACTCGTAGATATGGCATCCTATGAGCAGGCCGCTGAAGAAGCCAAAGCCAACTCCAAAATGGAGGAAGAAAAGAAAATTGCCGAGGCCAATCGTAAAAAAGACTACGAAGGTTACGTCAATCTCGCCCGCACCAACCTGAAGGAGCAGAAATACCGCGACGCTCTAAAGTGTGTGGAATCCGCACGCAAGGTCGCTCTTCCCTCTGATAAGACAGCCCTCGACACCCTGATGAACGAAATCAACTCTGCCTCTGGCGAGGGCGCGCTGTTCGGTCCATCCGAAGATAAGTCCGACGGTAAGAATATATCACTCAACGCCCCCAAGGGCAAGAAAGATAAGCCGGCATCCAGTGAGTGTGAAAGCGATTGTGAAACCAGCGAAGACGAGGAGGAATAAACCATGGCACTCAATACATCGAAATTCCCGCGCGTCTTCAAGAAAAAAGATGAAATTCTTCCTGACCCGAATCCTATGCTCTCGCCGGAGGAGGTCATGGCCTACTACTCCAACCAATATCCTGAACTGACGACTTCCAACGTCTTCGGCCCCAAAATCGAGAACGACAAGGCCGTCTACGAGTTCAAGACCACCGTAGGAACAAAAGGATGAATAGATCGGAATCCGAAGAATGGAGACTTCTCTCAAAAATAGGAAGGATTCTACTCAAGGAGCAAGGTCGCCGCAATCATCTACGAGCCGTGGAAGAACGCGAGCCGGTTTTGTTACCGAAAAGAAAGTGCAGAATGCCTTTCTGAACGAAGTCCTCAGCCCGATACCATTAGTCAACCTGCCCGTTTGTGATAAACCATTCGGGCAGGTTACTGAAAATGGGGTTGTCTATTGGACCTATAAGAACGAGTTCAAGATAGACGCCGCCAGCAATATCGAGTATCTCGCGGCTGCAGTTGGGGCATATTGCAATATCCAATGCGCTGAATTTGACTTTACTCCGTCCGATAACGCTTTGGCAGATTTGAGTGAATTGCTTTGCATAGCCAAATCTGTGGCGCCTACAGACCACGAAATTAGCCTTGACTATGACGAGAAGATGAATATGGTTGTCATACTTGAGTACGACTTGTGCGATTTTGACTATAACACTATCTTCTTCTTCCCGGTGTCATTCGTAGAAAGACTTCCGAAAGAATTAAGGCCGATTGTAACCAGCGCATACAGCGTCCTCTCTATCTGCAACTACGCGCAGATGCCCGAAGACCATTGTGATGCGGCGTACACCCTGGGGCTGTGGGACGATGGCGAGCAATTAGCCGAACTGAAAGCTGAGGACGAGGAAAGATACAATGAACTAAAATCTTTTATAGACTCATACCTTGAGGGAAAAATCCATCAGCTTATATGCGAATGTCATTCTTTTCCCAGCGATCTTGACAAGATGCGCTCAGACCTCGAAGAAGCCCGTGCCAAATATGCGGGGACTCAATATGGCCCTCTACTAAATTCAATACGAGACGGACTGATATTGAGTGAGGAAGATAAATGGATAAATTATATTCGTACACCGTCTTGGTGCAATATAGAAGATTTCGACGAACACGATGAAGGAATGATGGACCCCAGCCGCCTCTTTGTTATGGTCTACGATTTAATGGACGAGATTGTAGAAGGCATAACTGACTGCATCAACGGCGAAGCAAGTTCAATCGACGTGAGTGGTCTGTACGACTTTAGGATACTTACTCCGGAAATAGATTCTGACTTTTGTGCATCGGACTTCCCGAAAAGGTGGGCCGAGTGGTTCGGCAGTTTCGTAGATATTACAGAACATATAAGAAATGAGCAATCAACTGACACGAGCGCTGGATGAAATGTACGACCCCAAAATGGCTATCGTCGTATATTCTTCAACCAATTCAGCCCCATATTTGGAGCGACGCGATATTATTGACGGCAAAATGGGTGCCGGTAAGCCCCTAACCAAGAAATGTGTTACCGAAATATTCAGGGCTATCGTAGAGGACTCTGAAGACCTTTCGCAAGGTTATCACGGCGTAATCCCTAAGAACTTGCTTTATGCCGACACGACCACAGGTCGCACCAGACTTATCTGGTACAATCCTCCCATGAAAAGGAGAATGTATTTTGTAGATTCACTTGGTATACCCGAAGGAGAGGTTGTCATGCCAGGGATAGTTTATGAAGCAAACGATAATTCTCTGAAAGTCTACTGTTTCAAAGGGAAGTCGCCTAAAGACCCTCTCTATCAGGCTCCGTTCTTCAATGTGAGCAATCATGCGGTCTGTCTTGGCACTGCCAAAACGAAACGTCCGAAGTCTTTAACCTATACCGAGGCGATGGAGTATTGGGAGACAATGTTTTGGAACTCGGAGTTTTCCCATATCTACGGCGGTAATCCAGTGAAGGGCAATCTTGCCGTGATAACCAAGAACTGCATCGAAAAAGGCGAGCCGTTCCCGATGGACGCGCTCATAAAGTCGGAAATCAAACTGAAAGACATTCTCAAATGAAAACTCATTTCACGCATAACTACATCACAAATCCACGGCACCGCGTAACTGTGAACCTGATCGGAGCCGGCGGAACGGGTAGCCAAGTTGTTGGCGCCCTCGCTCGCATGGATTATGCCCTCTACAAGTTAGGACATCCTGGGTTGTTTGTGACTATCATCGACGACGATATTGTTACGGAAGCGAACATCGGCCGGCAATTATTCAGCGCGTCGGATATAGGGTTGAACAAAGCCAATGTGCTTGCAACTCGTATCAATTCTTTCTACGGGACTGATTGGGAAGCCAAGAAGATGATGTACGATGGAAAGAACTCAGCCGCCGCCAACATTACCATAACTTGTGTCGATAGTGTAAACGCCCGCGTAGCCATAGGTAAGAACCTAAGGCAAGCTGGTGGCTTCGACGACAGGTTACAAATCTATTGGCTTGATTTCGGCAATCAGCTCGACCGAGGTCAAGTCATTCTCGGAACACTGAAAGATGTGGAGCAACCGAAAAGCCGGAAGTATAAGACCGTGAAAAGCATGAAGTGTGTAGACGAGTTCTTCAACCTTAGCGAGGTCAAGGACGAAGACAGTGGGCCAAGCTGCTCACTCGCGGAGGCTCTGCGCAAGCAGGATTTATTTGTCAACTCATTCCTGGCTCAGACGGGATGCGCTTTGCTGTGGAAACTCTTCTATGACGGCAACATTGATATGCAAGGTGCATTTGTCAATCTGGCTACCATGAACGTAAACCCCATCAAACTATGATAACGGATTACAAGAAACCGATGATTCAGGTATTCGAGAAATACCGACACAAGTTTGAGCCTTATAGTCTGTTCGAGAGGTTCATGGAGTTTGTCATTACGGGTTTCGATATAACATTCTCGGCAATTGAGAGACCATTCAGCAAGGAAGAGTCGGAGGTGTGCCTGGAACTTCTCAATGTATGGGTAACATCAATGAACGAGGCTCTGAAACAAAAAGAGTGGTATGATCTACTCGGCGATATGTATATGGATTATCTCTCCGGCACCATGAAGAAGCATTGGACCGGACAATATTTCACTCCTATGCACATCTGCGAATTTATGGCTAAAATTACAGACCCTGGAGAAATAACCGATGAAAGGGTCATGGACTGCGCTTGTGGAAGTGGCCGTATGCTTCTCGCCTCACATATTCTTCATCCAGGAAATTACTGCTGTGCTCAGGATATGGATAGAATTTGCTGCCTTATGACTGTGTGTAATTTTATTATTCACGGAGTTAACGGAGAAGTGGTATGGGGAGACAGCCTCAATCCGGCTGATTATCGCGAAGGTTGGAGAACTAATGAAGCTCTAAACGTTCTCGGTGTTCCCTGTGTGAGGAAGATGGATAAAATGGAAGCCACGTCATATCTCAGCGGTCTCGCTATGCTGGCAGAGAGGAAAGAATCAGTCAAGATACCCGCCAGCAAAGCTGAAAAGAAAAAAGCAGTCGAACCCATTCAATTAAGTCTTTTTTGAATGAAAAAGATTATCAATGTTTATGTCGGTACTGACCTGTCAATGACGACACCTACGCACCCGTTATCCTGCGCTACCGCAACCAAACGAATGATCGACAAAATAGTGGGAATGCCAGATTCAAAGTTTGATATAAACACTAATTCTGAAGCCAGCATCAGGGTATTCCAGTTATATGGTCTTCATAAGGGGTTGACAATAAACTTTCATATCAATGGGAAAAAGTCCTCTTACAAGGCCGTACTTGAGGATTTCAAACGAGCCGACAATTATATCAGAGAATTACAGAACCAAATAGAAAACGAGAAATGAACCATATAGGAGAGTCCTCTTTTAAGTACATCATGCGCAAGTCTGGGCGCAAGCCAATTTCATGTCAGTGCGCGAAGTGCCAGTCACAATGTCATACACCCTGTCTCGGTACTCCAGAAGATATTCTTAAAATAATCAAGGCCGGATATAAAGACCGAGTTGCTCCAACAGAGTGGTGGGCCGGAATTATTATGGGAGTATGCAAGAAGCCCATCTATATGATTCAGGTCATCCAAGAGGAGAACGGTTATTGTACTTTCTTCCATGACGGGAAGTGCGAGTTGCATGAACTCGGATTGAAGCCGACCGAAGGTAAGCTTTCTCATCATTCCATCAGAGCCGACAATTTCAACCCGAAAAAGTCCCTTTCGTGGCTTGTTGCCAAAGAGTGGCTCGAACCTAATCCAACAGAAATAGACGAGATTTGCAGAATGTTGCAAGAATGATTATTTTATAATCCCATGGCTTGCATATATGATTATTTATGTTTATCTTTGCAAATGCAAATAAGATGAATTTAATCAAAAACCGAACTTCAAATGGAAACTCCAACTAACGAACAGAAACAAGCTGCGAATCAGCTTCGCAAGGAACTGAAAAAGGCGACCCCTTGTGTCTATCCCAATATATCCAGCATAGAACAATTTATAATGCAAGGATGAGCACGTCCCGAAAATCTCGATGTTCATCTTCTCTACGATTATCTCCTTTAGCAGGATATCTGCGAAGTTGAAGAATAAAGCCATGAATTTCCACGATTTTTACGAGCCGCCGTTCTTCTCAGACGAAGCCTATGTTTGGTCCAACAATGGCAATCTGGCACTGATGATTGCGGATATTTCCAAAGACAACACAGCAGTCCTGGACCGCCTTTGCCATATACTCAACGGAGATATGGTGTCCGCCAAAAGTCCGGAGCTTGAGTATAAGGCCCCGGAGATTTTGCTGAACGGGCGTGCATTTCTTGTTATCAGAGGCCGTGGCTCTCTTGTAGAGAGCATTACAGACACCGACGAGTCGGCTTGTAAAATCCAGAATGACTTTGCGCATTGGGTAATCAGAAAACTGAAGGGCCATGATACAACTGTCGAACATAGATGCTGAAAAAGTGTGCGTTCATCTTGAGAACAAACTGGCCTGCATGCGAGAGTCATTCAAATGTCGGAGCGAGGTCTCGACAAGTGAATTTAATGAAGCTCGCCTCCTAGGACTTCTTATCAACAAAATCAACCGAAAATTAGATAAAGAGTGCCCTGACCGGCACAGTAAATAATGAGATCACAGACAGAAAAAGACAAACTGAGGTCGAGCGTGATAGACGAGCTTATTTCTGCTAAGAACTGGTTTACACTGGCTACTGACGAGAATAAGGTCAAAGTATTTTCATGTACGGATGCGCCCACCCTCAAACGAGGAATAGTGAATATCATGCTTCAGGAGCCGGCCTATGCCAGTCTATTCGTAGATGCGGTGGGCGACTATGTGTCGATTATGAGGCGCCGAGAGATAAAAAATGGAATTTCATTAAACTAATCATCATGGCATTCAACGGGAAAGCAATTTACCAACCTAAAGGCCGTGCCGGGGAATACTCGGCGTGGGCCTGCAATTTTTATACCGGCTGTTCCAATGACTGTCAGTATTGCTATTGCAAGAGAGGCGTTATGAGCCATGTGTGGGACACTAAGCCCCATCTGAAGAAATGCTTCAGTAGCGAAGAAGACGCTTTGAGAGTCTTCACAGAAGAGGCTGTGAAAAACCTCGACCAGTTAAGGCAGAAAGGGATATTCTTTAGTTTCACAACGGACCCCATGCTCCCGGAAACTATAACGTTGACAAGTTGTGCTGTTGCAGCCTGCATGGAGTTGGATATACCAGTCAAGATTCTGACGAAACGGGCTGACTGGTTGCTTGAGTTGTCTTGCGACCCTGATAAGGCCAGGAAGTTATTGGCGTTCGGATTTACGTTAACCGGGCATGATGAATTAGAGCCTCATGCTTCTACAAACATGGAACGTGTAAGAAAGATGCTCAATCTTCATAAAGACGGCTATAAGACTTTCGCGAGCATAGAGCCGGTTATTGATGTGCCGACTTCGTATGCTATGATCAATGCCATATCCGGTTGGTGCGAGCTAATTAAGGTAGGTCTGCTTAGCGGCGGCAAGCGAACCTACAAGGAGGGAGAGGTAGAATTTCTATACGAAATGATATGGGGGGATACTCGCGGCAGTAAATTCTACATAAAGGATAGCGTCGTTAAGTATCTGGAGCTTGACCGCGCCACTTTTCCCGACCATCTTGTAGACTCAAACTACAATATTTTCGCATAATATGAAAAGAAGACCGAAAATCACAATCATGTGGGGGCGTGTAATCGCGTCTCTGCTATCATATATCCTTTTGCCTATTCTGTTGCCGGTTACGATAATAGCGTCCATCTGCGAGAATATCCTGATAGCGTGGGGCCAGTTCAGGCATTGGATAATCACAAAACTCGACATCAAAAGGACTAATCGACATGAATAAAATCGTACAACTCACAGACTATGAATATCAGCAGCTCAAAAAGGAAGCTGATATGACCTGCGCCGCAATGGAAGCAGAGATAATGCGTGGCATCGAAGAACACAGCAAACTATCCGTTGACCTCAAACTCGATGTCGGACGCGACTGGGACGATGTGTTCCACATAAAGCCGGTAGTATATGTATCCTCATCTCACTATGACGCCGGGCAAGGATTCAATAAAGTAAAGTACGCCGTATCTTATGAAGCCTGCCGAAAGATTAGTAAGCACGTTGAGAGGTGGCTGGACAATCAAATCCGGACAAGATATAAGATTGACATCGACACAATAAACAAGTACAACGAGAGAATGAACAATCAAGCCAAGTGGAATTATGCCTATGCACTCATAGCTCTTTCTATATTCCTCTGATATGGCACAGATAGTAAGCGAAGCTGCTGGCTTCAAGGTCGCAGAAGTGAGTCGAACTGAACTTATGGATAAATTGGGCCCTCTGGGTGCCGTGGGAGTCTGTGATTATTGTATGTCCCAACCCAAAATTGGCTATTACGTTGCAGTGCTCGACCAGTGGCTTTGCCCTAAATGTTATGACGAATTCATCAAAAATAACAGTCCAAACCCTCGTGACACATGGTTCGAGGACGAGAGGTTCGCATGGTTCAAAACACAATTTCAACTATAACAGCCCTGGAGCGGCTAAATAAACTCCAATCAAAAATCACATGAAAAAGTATATTGGCAAAGAAGAGATTTCTGCAGAACCCATGACCTATGGGGAGGCATTCAAAGACGGCATTATTCCGGAGAACGCATACGTCGAAGAGCTCTCTGACAGTAAAGGGTACAAAATAGTCGGAGTCGACAAAGCTGTCGGCTGGTTACCCAAGGATGACTTCGAGTCTTTATATCGCGTAGCCGAAACGCACCTCGACCGCATCAACATCGAGGACAAAGACCTGCGCGAGAAATGCTGTCGTCTCTCGGATTTCATCAACAACAACGATAAATTCAAGGGACTGTCTCTGGGGGACAAGGCTATGCTTGTGGCACAGTTCCACATGATGAACGCTTACTCCAGCATTCTATCGCTGCGCCAGTCTACTATTGAAGGCGGCGTGAGTGGTCGCCCATACGGATTCTCCTTCGAGCAGGTACTTCCTCTCATACGTGAGGGATACGCAGTCCGACGTAACGGATGGAACGGAAAGGGGCTCATGGTGTTCAAGCAGATCCCGGCTCATATCGGCTCCGACATCATCCCCAAGATGCAGTCCCTCCCCAACGAGGCCAAGAGGCTCATCCTGGCTCATGGGGACCACATCGACTATGTTTCTCAGTGCCTCATCTTCAATGCCGATACCGGCGAAGCCAATTCGTGGGCGCCATCCATCAGCGATGTCTTTGCCAACGACTGGGAACTTGTCGTAGAGTAAATGTCCCGGGCACTCAGCACAACTGCTCATTGTCTAATCTATCGTCTAAGGAAGAAAGGTATTCGCGTAAACACTAAAGAGCGAGTAATCTTTCTCCCTTACGGCGAGAAGATTGATGACTATATACAAATTGTGCGGTTGCATAGAGAATTTTATTTGAATGTTCAGTTTATAATAACTTAACTATGAAACGAGAAAAAGACTTCTTTGAGTGCTTTATGGATGTTGAAGATGATTATCTGCCATCTTTTTGTCATAAGGCTTTTTATAAGGACGGTTATGTCGTGGCAACAGATAGAATTATTCTGGTACGAGTCCCATATAATAGCTTGGAAGGTATATATGACAAAGAGGATACACCAAAGAAATTGCCAATCTTTCCTGCACCAAATTGCAACTTACATCTCCCTCTTTCAGTACTGGTAGACACAATCAAAAGCATTCCTGCAGAAGAAATGGTGTCAGTGGAAGGAGCTGCCGCAGAATGTGACGAATGCGAAGGTACTGGTTTAGTGGAGTGGACCTATGAAGATTGTGAAGGTAAAGAGCACCTTGAAAACTTCGATTGCCCTATCTGTAATGGTTGTGGCCGTGTGAAAACAAAGAAATATCACAGGGAATGGAGGTGTATCTCTATAAATGGCTCCATCTTCTCAGTTCGTCCTCTAATGAAATTGGCTAAAGCAATGGATATAGCTGGATTTGATTCAGTGAACGTCAGAAATCTACCACAAGAACCTACTCCAGCATTGATGAGCTTAGACGGTGGAATTGATGTTATCATAATGCCGTGTCCGGATGCTAAGCCAATTCGAGATATTAAGTTATAAAATTGAATCAAAAATAATATGGGAGTATCAATAAGAGCGCTCAAACCTACTGAGTATGTTGCCGAAATAACAGCCGATTATATTGATGGTTGTAAACCAATATATACACTTGACTTCTCACCGATAAAGCACCTTACGCGTTTCAAAGAAGGATGGTATAAATATGAGGCATCTGGAAAAGCTAATCTATCAATATCGTGTAGCACCTTAAATGACTTCCGAAGGGTATTGTGTGGTCAGGTACATGGAGATTGGGATGATTATTGTCTCAAAGTAGAAACCGGAGAGGAACCTGATAACGGCGCATTTGCGGAGTTCCTTTACTTTGCAGACAATGAAGGTTGTTTCGATTATTCAATTGCGGAGAAACTTTTTAAAGATTTCGAGAAGTACAGAGACAAGATATATCCTACACTAAATAAATGGTATCGATGGTGCTATGATGTTTATTACCACATACTCAATGAATGTGTGGAATGTAGAGGTGTGGTCTATTACTCTTAAGTATGAAAAAGATAATGTTCTCAGATAAATTCGGACTCACCGAAGCCGTATTGAGCGGTCGGAAGACACAGACGAGACGGATAGTGCCTCAAAAAGTCTTAGATAAGGCATGTGAGTTTGCGATAGCGTACTTCAACGAAACATTTGATGTATTTGCAGACGATAAAGAGGTTTTACAACATTACTTCTTTGTAGAGAAGATTGGCAAACTCCCCTATGCAGTCGGCGAAGTAGTAGCCATAGCGCAAAGCTACAAGGATTGTGGATATAGCTCTGATGCTATTGACCGAAGTCCAAAAGATTGGAGAGATATCAGAGGTACTTTGGGAGAGTCCAAAGGATGGAACAATAAGATGTTTGTGAGAAGTGATTCTTGCAAGCATCATATTCGCATTATCAACGTGCGAGTGGAGCGGTTGCAGGATATATCCTACGAGGACTGCTTGGCTGATGGTGTCTATATTTTAGATGAAGATCCGATGAACCCACAGGCATATATTCACTCGTTCCCTAATTCACCTGAATCATACTATCATCCCCGCGAAGCCTATGCCGCCTTGACAGACCGCATATCCGGCAAAGGAACTTGGGAGTCCAATCCGTATGTATTTGTTTACGAATTTGAATTAGTGGAGATTTTCAATTACAGAAAGAAGAATGGCACAACCTGAAAGCAATGGACTGTTTGAGGTCAATTCCAACCGCAAGGTCGTAGAAAGGGGTTTCTTCTGTATGATGTTAATTGATTTCCTCAATGAAGAAGTCTCAATGGGTACAGAAGAATATGCGAATTTGTGGAAGGAGAGGTTCGACCAAGCAAAAGCCGGCGGTTGCGCCTATCGGGAGAAATGCCCCATCTATTCCAAGACAGTTAAGAATAAACCAATACAACTCAAACTCTTTTAATATGACACCAGAAAAGGCATACCTTATTGGTCGTCTCGGCGGTTACGGTGCCGCGTCTATGCTGTTAGCCGCAATCCTCACCTGGTGTTCTACCGGGAAGAATGCGTGTGAACCACAGCCAATCCATTATAAAGTGCCGCAGGCCCATATGGAAATGCATGCGCGCATGATGGCAGGACAGCGTCAACTTATAATTTCAAACAAGACTGATGAAAGCACTGACGATTAAGCAGCCGTGGGCCGACCTCATTATTGCCGGCGTCAAAGATATAGAGAATCGTACATGGAAAAAAGCTACCGTGGGCGTGTCCTCATACATACATCAAAATCGCCGTGTTCACGTGGGGATCTTGACGCTTACCCTCTTTCAGCACTTTCAGAGAATATCAATCTTGACAAGTATGCTCCTGGTCGATTTACCAATGGAGCAATTATAGGCAGCATTGATATCGTGGACTGCGTAATGAACCATCCTTCTGAATGGGCCGAGAAAGGAGTCTACAACTGGGTTTTGGCAAACCCAGTGAAATTTGAGAAGCCAATCCTTAATGTCAAGGGTCTGCTGGGCTTGTGGGATTATAAAGGAAATATTAACAACTAAGCCGAGACACCCGCTAAAAATCAGTCGTCTACACTCTGCCGGTAGTGATTGCCCTACATAGAACGGAAGAACAGACCTACCGCATAAGTCCTCGCCAGCGCAATTTCAGTACGAGATACCAATGGCCTCGGAAGGTCGCGGGAAGTAGGCGGCGGGAAATCGGCATTTTTAACTAACAATCATGAAAACAGAACAGAGTAAGTTCTCAGTCCTTCGCGGCCGACGTCAGGAAGACTTTCATGCAGAGAACTACACTACGAAGCCGTTTGTGTTTGACGGCATACAGAAATCAGTCTATGACAATGCGAATCTATCGATATTTGTCAACGAATCCTGCAACGCAAATTGTAAGTTCTGCGTCGATCAGTTGCGCTTCGAGGGAAAAGGGAAAATGTTTGTCAAGGGGAGATTGTCAGACGATGAAGAATACTTCGCACGTCTTGAGGAAGTTCTTCATACGTTGCGCCCTCTCAATACTTCAATCTCGATAACCGGCGGCGAGCCCACGAAATCGCCCCGTCTTCCTCGCATCCTACAACTGGTATCGAAGTACAATTTTAGAAAGAGGGTAATCACTACCAACGGTAGTGGGCTTCTTGATGTTGTCGCCGGGAAACGCGTAATAGACCATATAGTCGAGAACGAATTCCATCATCTAAACATATCCAAGACGCATTACCTGGAGAACGTCAACGCGGAGGTCATGCAGTTCGACAATAGCTATTTCACGAATGAGCAAATGGCAGAGGTCGTGGAGATAGCAATGTCGGGAAACGTGCGCCCACGATTGAGTTGCCTTCTCTTGAAGAGCGGAATCCACGATGTCGAAGGAATGATGCGCTATCTGGACTTCTTCAGCGCGATGGGAATAGACAATATCATCTTCAGAGAGACGATGGATTATGACAAGTCTGCGATGCACAACTTACCGAAATTGCGCTTTCTCGAAGAGAATAAGATACTTCTAAACGACATGTGGAGCCAGATAGACCTGATGCCAAGCATATTCAAACCGATAGTGCAGGTATTGGGCTATTACTACTATTGCGAGGTCTACAAGTACAAGGGCATCGACATGGTGACGGAGAGTGCAAATCTCGCCGCCATCGACCCACAGAAAGCCAAGGCTCCGGATACGGTCTTTGAAATGGTATTCCACCCTAACGGCAATCTCAATGGCTCATGGATAGAGGACGAAGATGTGCTTCTCCATTATGCCGGCAACAGCTGTATTAGCTATTCAAATCGAATTAAGTAACTTTTCATTCAGAGAACGATATGCGTAATTGTAAAAATGTATCAGTTGGCTCATACGACAATCAAATAGAGATTGATCATCCGAGCCTTCTGCACCCAATATGGGTTGATGCCTGCATAGCAGATGAGGTAATTTATCTGCTCCATCACAGAGTGAAGACCATAGGAAGCTGTTGCGGGCACAATAAGACGGTGCCGTCTATAGCCGTGGCACCGGAGAGTGTAAAACGCATGGAAGAACTGGGGTATAAGCACCACCTCAACGCTTGTGTCCGGCGCGGACCATATTCACGGTCGTATTTCTATGCCAAGTCGGTTAAATGCTCGCTATGGATAAAACTTACGAAAGTATGGCTACCATATCTGTGGCGCGAGATAATAGACGGCTGATAGCGGTCCTTCACAACAAAAACGAGTCTACCCTCCCGGGCAAACTCGCTCATATGCAAATAAGATATCTAATCAAAAATCCGACAAGATGCTTTCCCTAAAGAGCGCATCAGGGACTCAAAATTAAATATCAATGCTGCAAAGGTACTAAAAATGCAGCACATTATCAACATTTTGAGGAGAAAAATCAGCAATCTAACATGGGTGGTGTTGCGCGAATAATCATATTGATTATTTTTAATCAGACAAATTGCGTAACTCCCGATTTTTGATTAACTTTGCGCTTATGGAATTATCATAAACACAATGACTAAAAAGGATATACGAAAACTAAAAGCCAATCCCGATAATCCGCGTACCATGAGCGAGTTTATGGAGGGCAAGTTGATAGAGAGCATCCTGGTTTTCCCGAAGATGCTTGAGCTTCGCCCCATACTCATCAACAAGGAGGACGTGATAATCGGCGGTAACGGACGCGTGGAGTGTCTTAACAAGATCCTCGAACTCGATGACAACGAAATCGAGGATTACATGTTCAATCAGAAGAAATTCCGAATGGCTACATCGGAAGAGCAGACCGCATTGCTCGCATTCTGGGCCAAATGGAAGAATAAACCCGTGGTGCCAGTCCGGGTGCTCGATGATGTGTCAACCGAGGAGGAAAAGGAAATTCTCGTGAAAGACAATCTCCACTACGGCGAGGACGACATCGAGATTATGAAGCGCCATTTCGAGCGCGAGGCAATCGGTGATTATCTTGGAGCCGTTGCTTGGAACCTCTACGATTACGACGACAAGATCAACGACAAAAACCTCGACTTGACAAAGACTTATCCGGAGAAATTCAAGTGTGGCTATGTTGAATGCCAGATGACCGACCAAGAATTCAAGGGACTGTGCGCTCGCCTTGAGAAGTATCTTGAGGAACACGACGGCATAAGCGACGGATTTTTAACCTCATTACTTCTCGGCAAATGAAAAAGGACGTAAAAGAACTGACAATAAACCCTATCAATCCCCGCAAGATTGTCATAGGGCAGAAACGCCGTCTTCAGCAGAGCATCATGCTCTTTCCGAAGATGCTCACATACCGCGACATCATCGTCAACAAGGATAACGTAGTGCTTGCCGGCAACCAGCGTACTACGATTCTCAAGGAAATTCTCACTTCCACTCCAATGGATTGGATGGTAATTCTTCAAGAGAATGAGAAGTGGCAGGAGTTGACCGAGAAGCAGCGCGACGCCGTAATCGAATACTGGAAAGCATGGGTCGAAAATCCTCTCATCGAAGTAACAGTCGCCGATTTGTCCGAAGAGGAAGAGAAGGAACTCATCATCAAAGATAATAACGAGTTCGGCGAGTTTGATTATGGCAAACTCCAGCAAATATACGACGAAATCAATCTCGTAAACTTCGGCTTCGACGAGGGACTTTTCTATAATCCCGACGAGGATGAGACCGTAATGACGAAAATCAAGGGCTCCACTCCGAAGAAAATCAATATGCTTACATTCGGCAAGAATGTTGTGTCTGTAACCAAGGAAGAATACGACACACTCGTGAATCGCTACAACGATTATGTGGACGAAACCGGGGTAAACTTCGGCTTTGTCAAGAGCTTGCTGGAGAATAGCGCTGCTGAAGAGGAAGAAGAAAGCGATGATGACGACACAGTTTTTGAAATGCCTCAATAACAATCTCTAATTTCAAGCACATGGAAAGAGTTAAATTCGCGGACATAAAGCCCGCATCCTACAACCCCCGCAAAATCTCGGAAGAGGCTTTCGTCGAACTCCAAGGAAGCCTCAAGACTCTGGGATTCATTCTACCGATTATCGTCAATCGCGATAATATGACAATCGTCGCCGGCCACCAGCGTACTAAGGCAGCTACCGCTGTAGGTATTGCGGAAGCACCGGCATACTTCATCAGCGGCGTTGATATCGAGTCGGAGATTCTATTCAACCAGATTCACAACGGTGTAGAATTGGAGCCTGAAACTCACAGTGAATGTCTGTTTCCTCGTGAATGGGGGACATTCCATGACGACGTATCCGTCAGTGACTTCAAAATCGCCGAGTGCAACGCCTCTATCGTGAAAGACATCTGCCGGCTAATCGTCAAGCATGGAGACGCGCTCTGTGCAATCGTGTGTGGCAATGAGGTTGTGTTCGGCAACAACTACATCAAAGCCGCGTCAACAATCGGCTATCCCGTTCACTGCTATTTTCTCGATCCTGCGAAGAAAGCCATATTCGACTACTACTTCAAGAAAGACTACGGCGTGTTCAACTATGAGCACATCGAGCGCGCTGATTTCATGCAGGGCCGCGCTCAGCCTCCACGTCATAAGGGTATAGACTGGTCCGTGCTATATCGCGAGGTAGTACCTCACCTGGAGAAAGAAGACCGTCGCAAGGTCAAGATACTCGACTTCGGTTGTGGCAAAGCTATGTTCATTAACAAGCTCTGCCGCGAGCTGGGATATCGCTATGCCATCGGCTTGGAGTTCTTCAATCACAATCTGAAAGGTATCTCCATTGCGAAGGGACATGAAATGATAGACGCTTTCATCGCCTACATAAAAGAGAATGGCATACACGACGGCGGTGTGTTCGATTACACTATCTGCGATGCAGTGCTCAATTCGGTAAACACTCAATTCGCCGAAGACGCCGTTCTTACCTGCCTCAATCTATTTACGAAGATGGGTGGCAAAGTGTTCGTTTCCGGGCGTTCAAAGGAGGTTGCGGAGAAGCAATATAAGGCAAAACGCAACACCGTTGACAGCACCACGACGGTTCAGTTCTTCGACGAGAACGGTCTGACTGCTTTTATGCAGGAGGGACAGTGGTTCTTCCAGAAGTTCCTCACGAAAGAGCAGGTCCAGGCAATGTTCGGCCGGTTCGGCTTCGAGCCATTTATGCAGTATAACAAGTCCGGCTACTGGGGATGGGGAGCATACAAGGTTCGTGAGCTGACCCGTGAGGAATACATCGCTGCCATCAACTACGAGTTCAATCTCAACCTGCCTAACAATCAGTCCTACAATCGTCAGGGAGACGTTCTCCCTCTCTTCGGACTGACCGACGAGAACGCCTGAAAAGGCTTGCAGATAGGATTAAAAATCTGTGCTGAAATTTGCGTAATTGATTAAATTTCAGTATATTTGTAGTTGCAAATAAGATACTAATCAAAAACAAAATGGTCGAAATAGAATATTGCTACTTCCGCAATACCTACAAAATAATATGGTTGCGGTACGTCTATGGAGTAGACCTCAACACGCACTGCATGAAAAGTCTTCTTGGGCACAATGACAAACGTGTCAAAGGCTTTATGCGGTCTCTTCCTCCCAACATGGAATTGGAAGAAAGCAGGTTCTACTATCTCTGCGGAGTCGATAAGGATTTCAATTGGAACAAAAACCTCCATATTCCCTTTGTCCGCAGTGTGGGACAGACTCTTGAGATTGACAACGAGTTTGTCAAAATCAAGATTAACAATGCCCGAATGATTCACATTGATACGAGCTACATCAATTGGAATCTTCCGCAAGCCCGAAACAAGCTCTTCAACACCTGCAGGAATTGGCAGTTTGCGAATATGCTGGCGTCAATTCCCAGTGTGCCACAAACTCCTACACAATCCCAATTAGGACTTTTCGATAAATAAACCAATTCTGTTATGAGAAAACCCTCTCTTGACGAATTTGAAGACGCCATCCGAAAGACCGGCGGCAATCTCTCGCAGACTGCCGGTCTTCTCGGTGTGACCCGGCAGACAGTCCACAACTGGGTCCGAGAAGACGGCGAATTCAAAAGCGTTGTGCAGGATTCCCGAAAGAAACTCTTCGACCAGTGCCTTGATGCGGCCCGCATTGTTGCTCTTGGTGTTCCACACATCGATCCGGCCACCGGGCATATTCTTGGCTGGAAAGAGAAGCCCGACGGACAGATGCTCCGTTATCTGCTGTCAACACTTGGACGTGATGAGGGCTTCGGCGAATCCGTGAATGTAAATCTTGAGAATCCTTTACCAACAGTGATAAACATCGTAAGAGATCCGGACGCAAAACGTGAATGAAATATACCTCATAGAGAAGGACGCGGAGGGCTATTATGAATTGTATTTTTATAATAGCCCTGCTTTGGCATACTTTATCCAGAAGATACCGTCTGCCCGCTTCATCATGCGCGACAGATGTTGGCGCGTGAATCTCCAAGACCGCCTATTCGTCCGCGAATTCTGTGATTATGCTGTGCGGCGCCGGCTAGCATCTTCAGTATGCCGTGTCGGCGACCGTGCGGAGGTGCAGGGCTATCCCGACAAGATGCCCGACCTGCAATATCCAATTACCCATCTGAAGCTTCAGCCCTACGACTATCAAAGGAAAGGGATTCAGTACATGGTGGACCACAAGAGGTGTTTCAACGGCGACGATATGGGTCTTGGTAAAGATCAGCCCTACTCTGAGCCTATACTAACCCCTCATGGATTTGTGCCCATGGGAGACTTGAAAGTCGGAGATAATGTCGTAGGCGCAGATGGTAAAGCGGCAAAAGTGCTCAATATCTTTGAGCAAGGTATAAAAGATGTCTACACAGTCAGGTTTAGCGATGGGACGCAAACCCGGTGTGGATTAGAGCATCTGTGGAATGTAATAACGCCTAATTGGAAACGGAGAGGAAGTGGGTACAAAGTGCTCCAACTTTCGGACATAATTGGTGACCTATGCTACGAGGTGGTAGATAAGCGAGATAATATAACGCGAAAGAATTACAAGTATTCTATCCCGTTATGCCGACCGGTAGAGTTTTCAAGTGCGGCGAATCTACCTATTCCACCGTATGTGCTTGGCGTTATCATAGGCGACGGATGTCTTACAGCTCATGGTACAAGAATATCGAAGCCGAATATTAACGTCAGAGACGCCGTTGTTTCCGAACTAAGAATTGTCGGCTCGAATGACGTTGTAGGTGGTTTTACGAAAGACGGAATGTCGTTTACCATAAAAAACAAAATTGGCAACCGACCCAGTAGTACGACGGAGGCTTTGAGGGAGCTCGGTCTATTTGGAATCACATCTAAACGCAAGTATATCCCTGATGTATATAAATATTCAACCGTGCAAGATCGCCAGGATTTATTGCGGGGCTTGATAGATACGGATGGGCATGTCGTGAAAACTGATTTCATAGAATATAGCACAGCCTCGCCAAAATTAGCAGAAGATGTGGCTTTTGTCGCACGCTCATTGGGCTATATGGCTCGATGTGAATACAGAGAGTCCGCATACAACAATGAAGGAAAGAAATTCGGTAATTACAGAGTTTATCTGTATGGAAGAACGTGCAGAAAAAATAAGACTATCACTAGCATAGAGCACTTTGGAAAAGAATTATCTCGATGCATAGTTGTAGATAATGAAGATCACCTCTATCTGACGAGAGATTTTATTGTGACGCACAACACATTCCAGTCAATCGCGGCCGTCTCGATTGCGCGGGCTTATCCTTGCCTTGTGGTGGCGCCGGCGACAATGAAAGTAACCTGGCAACGGGAGTTTCAGCGTTTCATCGGCAAGCAGGCTATGATTCTCTCCAATGAGAACAAAGACACATGGCACCGCCACATGGAGACGGGCACCTGCAATATCTTCATCACGAACTATGAGAGTGTCAAGAAATATTTCGTGAGCCGGATCCGTGGCCGGACTACCGTCAAGAATATCGTCCTCGATAAGAGAGCCGCCATGTTCAAGTCGGTAATCATTGATGAATCCCATCGGTGCTGCAACAACACTGCGTTATGGTCGATATATCTTGAGGCTATATGCGCAAACAAGGAATATGTATGGCTATTGACTGGTACTCCTCGCATAACGAGCAATGTTGACTTGATTCAGCAGCTTCAGATAATGCGGCGACTTGAAGACTTCGGCGGAGCCGCAAGATTCAGGGAACGCTATTGTCAAGGACCGGATAAATCGTCCAATCTCTATGAGCTACACTACCGCCTATGGGAAATATGCTACTTCCGAAGGGATAAAGCTATCGCTCTGAAAGACCTCCCGGAGAAAACCCGCCAATATCTCACTGTGGATATCGATAACCGCAAGGAGTATGAATTTGCCGAGAATGACCTTATCCGCTATCTCGAGGAATATGAGTCTGCTTCCGATGCCACTCTCAAGAGTGCTGCCAAGGCTACGGCTATGGTACAGATTAACCATCTGCGTCAAATATCTGCTCGTGGCAAGATGAAAGAGGCGAAGCAATTCATTCACGATGTTATCGACGGCGGCGACAAGCTAATAGTATTCGCTTTCCACAAGTCGGTAATGTCGGAGATAATGGCTACGTTCCCCGGCAGTGTCTCCGTGACGGGCTCCGATTCGCAGGAGAAGAAGCAGGCGGCTATCGACAAGTTCCAGAATGCCCCCGACTGCAAGCTGATTGCCCTCAACTACAAGTCCGGCGGCGTGGGCATCACCTTGACTGCGGCATCGAGGATATTGTTCATCGAGTTTCCCTGGACTGCTTCGGACTGCGAGCAGGCGGAATGTCGAGCCCATCGCAACGGCCAGAAGAACGCTGTCAACTGCTACTATCTTTTGGCGCGGAATACTATCGATGAAAGAATACTTGAGATCATTCAGAAAGAGCGCGAAGATTCAAGCGTCGTTACCGGCGCTATCAACAATATCGAGGAAAGCATTGTGGACGCGACCCTCAGACACTTTAAAAGCAAACATAAAATTTGAATAATGGCAACCGTAAGAGACAAAATCTTCCTTCGCATGAAGGAACTCGACGTTAAGCAGACCGAGTTGAGCGAGAAAGTCGGTATCAAGACTCAGAACCTCTCAGCCTACCTCCGAGGAAAGCGCACGATTCCATTCGATGTGCTTGAGAAAATATGTATGGTGCTGGGCTTGACCCTCGGCAGCACCGATGTTGTGTATCAACCTTCTAAACCCAATCCCGATGTTCAGAGAAAAGATTAAAGGAAAGATGAACGAGTGCGGCATTTCCGTAAAGGAACTGTCTGAGCAGACGAAGATTAACCCCAGCACAATCTCGTCATTTCTAGTTGGCAACCGCGCTATCAGCAACGAGAATCTTGACACGATTCTCGCGGCACTTGAACTCACGTTGGTGCCGAAGGCGAAGTTCACATATCAGGGCAACGAACCCCAGATTGACCCCGGTGTAAAGGTGTGATGTCTTACGTCGAGTATTTACAAATTTTACAGTATCCATGAAATAGGCTAAAGTTGTCAAAATATCAGCAGTGAATGAGTGCGGTCGAGGTCCACGTTTTCAGCAAGCAAGCTCAGGCACTTGACTATCTGTCTCCCGACGATAGTGAGGTGTCCGAGGTGCTGTATGGTGGCGGAGCGCGTGGAGGTAAGACCTATCTCGGTTGCCTATGGCAAATACTGCGGAGAATAACGATGGCCGGATCCGTAGGCTTCATCTGTCGAGAAGAGAGTGTGAAGCTGCGTGATACGACTGTCGTTACTTTTTTTGAGGTTTTGACAGACTTACGCCTGAACTCGGTAGTAGAATTCAACTCGACGCGACTTATAGCCAATTTCTCCAACGGGAGCGTGATATATTTTCGCGACCTGAAGCTCATGCCCTCCGACCCGGAGTATGACCGTCTCGGTTCCTATGGTATCACGGACTGTTTCATCGACGAAGCCCAGCAGATATGCGCCAAGGCTATCTCGGTTCTCAAAGGACGTTTCTCTGTTCTTAGTGGCAAGAACCCAGACGGCACTAGATGGCATACCATCCCGAAAGCCCTTTACACTTGTAACCCCCGCCGTAACTGGATATACACGGACTTTGTGAAGCCGGCGAAGATGGGAACGATGGCGCCGCACCGACGTTTCATCAAATCCCTGCCTCTTGACAATCCCCATGTGGACCAGGCTTACATTGACAACTTGCTCAAAGCGGACAAAGTTACAGTGCAGCGTCTATACTTTGGCAATTTTGAATATGATGACGACCCGGCGACGCTCTGCGATTTCGATGCGATCAACGACCTCTTCACGAATGAGCATGTTCTCCCCAAGCCTGCGAGGTCTTGCTCGGCCGACATAGCCCTGAAAGGACACGATAGGTTTATCGTAACTGTATGGGAAGGAAATGTATGCCGTATCGTTGTCGATGAGGCCTATTCCCCCGGTAAGCAGGTTTACGAAACTCTGCGCGATGTTCTCAAGAAAGAGAAGGTCCCTCGTTCTTACACGATAGTCGATGCCGACGGTGTGGGCAGCTATCTGGAGAGTTTCTTGCCGGGCATCAAGGAATTTCACGGCGGAGGTCAGCCCAACAACCGGGCCAAGTATGAAAACCTGCGAGCTGAGTGCTACTTCAAACTGGCCGAGCTTATCAACGAGCGCAAGATTCGTGTAATATGTACCGATGAGCAACGCGAAAGGCTGATGGAGGAACTGGGTGCCCTCAAGCAGGCATACATCGACAATGATGTGCGCCGTAAGGGTATCATTCCGAAAGAGACTATGAAGATTATCATAGGTCGTTCTCCAGACTATATGGACGCGCTTATGATGAATATGTTCTTCCGCCGGACCAAGCCTACCAATGGGGCGAAGATGGCAGTTAAGTCGTACAGCACTGAATAAAATCATGCAGTTAGTAATCACAAACGTCTGGGCATCACCCGGAGTAATGTAAGTAACTTTGAGATATGAATAAGAGCCGAAATAGCAAAAAACGCAGAACGCGGACGCAACGCCGGTACACCTATGGGGAGTTTCTGGTGCTGTTCCCTTGTTGTCGCAAGACGCACCAGGACGAGCTGATGGCTACTCTCGCGAAGGCGAAGTGTCCCGGATTTATCTGTGGTAAGGAAGTTCCAAAAGACCTTTTCGCCATAAGCTACGGCAAGCTCGATGAACTGCGTAATGCCGCGAGTGCCGATGATCCTGCCGCCGAGTGCCTGAGAATACTTCTCGGTATAAATCCCGTTGAGGTTTATCGCTTGAACGTATTCGATGTTTTCGGCTTCATGCACTTTTGCAAGGACCAGATAGAGAAAATCAACAAACTCTTCTCGTCGCTGAAAGTGAATTACTCTTCCGAAGAACTGTCGGCCGGTGTGAAAGACTTACAGTTCGGTCCGTTTGGAGTCCTTGACTGGTACGCTCGCCGCATGGGTATCACGAATCAGAACGAGGTTCGCGAGGTAGCGTGGGTGCGTATCTACAATTGCATGAAGAATGATACGGAGCAGAACAATTATGAGCGCCGTCTTCACAAACAGTATATGAACCAAGCGAAAAGAAAATGAGCAATCCGGCATTCGATACTGACAAAACACTCGGCACGGTCGAGGGCAAAGTGCGCGACATCGTAGAGAAGATGGGCGAAGACGTAGAGTACCGTTTTTACAACTGGGCGAAGCTCAATGTGGAAATGGATACCATTACGAAGCCTACGATTGTGTATGTCCTCCCACCATCGGGCGACTTCTATGTAGATTTATATGCTCAAGAGATACGCGACTATCCCGAAGCTCAGATTGCTTTTCTTTGCTCAACGGAGTTTGACTTCGAGAGCGAAGAGAATGATGCTCTTATCGAGCAGATGAAGCGACTGTGCTACAAATTCATCAAGGCGGTCAACGAGAGTGGCTATTTCTCGCAGTTGGATGGCAAGCTCCCTTACCAAGTTCTATACGACCACCTCGACGAGAATGTGACCGGGGTAGTAATTACGCCCGTTCTCGAAGAGGAAGTGGGGGTATCTATTTGCGATGAGGGATACAAGAATCCTGAAGAATAAACATATAGGATATGGCAGATAGCAACGAAATACTCAGGCAACATCTGACGAATATCAAAAACCGTATTGCGGAGCGAATGGCGGCGAGTCATCGTAACGCCAGCGGCCGCAGTGTGGCTTCGCTCAAAGTTGAAGTGGACGACGGTCATGCCGTTCTGTGGGGAGCCAAGTCTTTCCTTGTGATGGAGAAAGGTCGTGGACCTGGTGCTGTCCCGGCGGGATTCATTGAAATCATTATGGACTGGGCCAAAGCGAAGGGTATATCTGCCAGTGCTAAGTCCGGACAGAATGTGAGCAAGGAAACCGCCATGCGCTCGTTTGCCGGCGCGGTGGCTTACAATATCATGAAGAAGGGCACGAAGATACATAGGACCAAACAGTACGACGACATTTTCACAACAGTGCTAAATGAAGAGCTTGATAAGATGAGCGAGGCTATGGCTATTAATCTGCTCGACCAAGTGTCGACCATAAATGACAGTACGCAATGAGAAAGCAAGAGATTTCAATAAATGTGAACTCCATGTATTTGGGGCAAATGCACATCGAATATCCAGACGAAGTTGTGTTTGTCTTCAACCCTCTTTATATAGGGCTGACGCTTGAGCCCATTCAGGATGCTTACAAGTTCTCATATCTTAAATTTTCAATCAGCACCGGCTCCAATAATAGCGGTACTTCTAAGATAATCGAGGCCTATCTCTACAATGGTAAGACGCGCCTCTATATGTCGAAGATAATGGAGTTATTCTTTACTGATGCGCGTTTTGAGAGAAGCAAAACATTGTTCGCCAACATTATCGTAAGCGGTAAAGTCGTATGGAGCGTTTCATTCATCTGCATCTGGGGAAATCTCGCAGTCGGCGACCGTTTCGCCCACTATGGTGCGTTCAAACTGGATAAGAACAGACCTTATTTCGAGAGGAAGCGTATATGGTTCAGGAATTACCCATTCACAGTTTCTCTATTTGCTCATGGTTGGGGTTCCAAAGATCGCGGTGTGAGTGCGAGATACGACGGCAAAGCCTATGACAAGAGTCTGCAAATTCACTATCCCCCTATTTGGGGTGTAATCAACAGCATCGAAGATGAGTGCATTAACGGTCTGTATGAAGCCGATACCACAGGAGACGGCGACTTCCTTGAAGGTGCGGTTTTTGACAAACAAGAACAATGTTTCTATGGATCTTCTGATGATTATATCTTATACAAGAATTGGACGGCCGGTATTCTTATGCCTGGACCAGAGGAATTCAACCTCAACGGTAAGGCAAGAACAGATAGAATATGGGCGATGCAGTCCGGGCGCTTAGTCCGCTATGATTCTCGCATAGGAGAACTTGTTGAGATTCCCTATGGAAGGAGCAGTGAAATCGGCATATACGAAATATGCCCTGAACTTGCTTTCCCGCAGGCGAAGAAGACAGTTACTCTTAAACAGAAAGGCGAGCAGGTTGAAGTTAAGACCAGCCCGTTTGATGCTTCATTCGATTATACCTTCTGGTTATCCAATGAAATGTCAACAATAACGGAATTGACAATCGATTATTCCACTGTCGGTCATTACCTGCGGTGGATTGATCGCTTCGGTATGTTCCAATATTTTCTTTTCGTAAAGGGCAAGGAGACAATGAAGAATAAACTAAGCTCGAATACCGTGGTCGAGGACTACACTGTCGGTGGTATGTATTTCGCTAACCATGAGCGTAACATTCACATTGAAGGTACGAAAACAGTCAAGTGTTGCGCTGTATCGTTGCCCCAGGAGATATACGACTATGTGTCATCAATCATCGCGTCGCCTATCATTGACCTTTATATGGGAAAGACCCGATTTGGAGACGAAATGTGGGTACCCGTCAATATAGTTGCTGCCAATCACGATTTCAAGCCTGACGAGCTACTTCACGACCTCGAAATATCATTCACATTGCCACCCGTTAACGCGCAAACGCTGTAATGTACGAAGAATTATACATAATCAAAGACGGAGAGCGTCACAAGTTAGACCTGAACTGTCCGAGTGGGATTACTCTAAACTTCAAGAGTAATCTCTTCGGCGATTTGTCTAAAATTTCAGCCTCGTATTCATATACATTCAAGTTGCCTATGACATTGAATAATCGATTGGCACTTGATACCCCTGAAGATATTCGACGTAATTCCACGACAACACGTCATAAATATAAATGTGAATTTTGGCAGAACGGTGTCGATCTATTTAGTGAGGCCAATCTTTACGTTGACACTACGGATTCTCAAAACTACAATGCTGTAATGACATGGGGCGTTGTCGCCGGATTTGAGGCTCTGAAAGATAACGACCTTTCACTACGAGAAATTGGCAACGGAGTGAATGAACTTGGAAGATACGGTAGTATTTGGCTCCCGACTCCGGATGATTTCGACAATGATACTTTGCTGTTGCATCCATACCGGGGATTAGGTATCTATGAAGAATCAAAAGGAAAAGTATGGTGCCTTGTCAATTCCGAAAACAAGCCGGTCAGCGGAACCAATATACCAGTTGTTCCAATTCAATATATAATTGACAGAATAAATCGTACCTACGGCACTCGCTTTAATCTTGGTAATATTTACGATGGGCGTAGCTGGGATAATAATACTCATTCCTACATACCAAATGGGGACAGTGTGATTATAAGCCGAGGCGTAGTGCCATTGGTTAAAACTGGTTTGACCGATGAACAATATGCCGTAAGGACGGCAATTCTTACAAACTTCCAATCCCACAACTATAAACTCGTTTTAGGAAGTCTGGAAATCAATCTGCCATTTGATGCTTGGGATGGTAATAAATATCCACAAATAATATCGTTCGATATCCAGCAACCGCAGAATAACAACTATTTCACAGTTGGTAGCGGGGGCAACGTAACCCCCTCCATTAACTGGGTTTTTTATAAGAAGAACTCCACCGGCAGTAAGATCGTATTAGTAGAAAAGTTTAAACTTGACGGCCATATTCGCGTGGTATTTGATGGTTGGACAACAGCAGAGTCTAAAATGAGTGTATACCACCGTGTAGCTGAGATAGACAACGACGATCCAACAAAAATCAATTACACCATGAAAGAGGTAGGTAGTGTTACCGGTCGTTTCGTGTCCTACGAAAATATTGATGGAAAAACTTGTGATGTAATAGAATTCGATTTCAGAAAAAGCCATGGTCTAAGCTCTATCGAAATTGAAGACGGAGGCAGTTCTAGTGCCTATCCTTTCTTCTTCAATTTTAACAGGACTGTGAAACGAATAGTTGAGGGTAGAGTTGAAATCACACCCATGGGAATGCTTTCAGACGATGTTGTCAATAAAGGATACGAAACTGATGTCTTCAGTAATCTACCAGACATTAGCTGTCTGGAATTCATGAAATCGTTATTTTATGTTATAGGAGCATTCCCCGGCTTATCACGTGATGGAGAAATAATTCCTCTCCGTTACAGCACAATTCGCAAAAACATAAGCAATGGTAATGTTGCTGACTGGAGCGAGAAAATTATCACTGCAGTCCATGAGAATCCCGAAAAGATAGCGTTTAAAGTGAGCGGCTTCGGACAGAACAATTACTTTCTCATGAAAAACGATGATCTCGACCATACGGAACCGGAGGAAGGAGAGGATGTATATGAAACTGGAAAAATGAAAATTGTTTGCGACAATAATTCATTGGAGAGAAACAAAACGATAATTCAAATTCCTTGGTTCGGTCCATACCTCAAAAGTGGTAAGTGTCCGTCATTGGCAACTGAAAAGGATATGAAGTATCAAGAGTTTGACCCTAACGACTATAAATATTCTAACTGCGAAGCTAAGCCGGCACTCGGACTCATTGTGCCTGGAGCCGAAGGAACATATAAATCCTCATATGATAGCAGTGGCAATTTATTAAGTGAGACCTATACTCCGAATGGGATGTACCGAATGTTCATGGTTGTTCTAAATCCATTTCGCGATGTGTATGAAAGTGATGACTATGACTATCTCCAAGAAATAGTATATCACCCGTACATAATCACGGAAAGTTTTAGACTCGACGAATTCGATTTGAGAGATATAGATTTCACGCGCCCTGTATATCTGGAGAAGTACAATGCCTATTTCGCGATTGTATCAATCCAGCGTGATGCCAATGGCAAATGTAAATGCGAACTTATAAAACTCCCGTGATATGGCTGACAACGATGTAAGAACGAAAATATTGGATATTCAGGTGCGTTATCAGGACGCACTTGATAAGATTGCGAAGTATCGCAAGGAAGTTGCCGACGCTATGGCCCGGCAGAAAGACCTCAAGAAAGAGTTGGATGCCGGCAGTATTACGCAGGAAGAGTATGCCCGTCAGGTTGAGACCACTCGCATATTCATCACACAACAGAACACTGCGATTAACACCCTCACTCGCCAAATCAACAACCAGGAGAAAGCCCAGCAGGAAAACCTCGGCTCCCTCGTACAGTGGCGAGCAGAGCTGTCTAACCTTACGGCCGAGTATGACCGACTGAGTGAGGCAGATAGGACCGGAGAAGTCGGTGAAAACTTAAAAGCCCAGATTAACGACCTCACAACGAAACTCAAAGAGGCTGAGCAAGGCACGCAACGATTCTTCCGAAACGTCGGCAACTATCCCAATGCAATGGGGCAGGCTGCCAGTGCGACGAATGGACTCGTGGAAGCTCTATCGAAAGAGTGTAAGACAGCCGAGGATGCGCAAGACGCTAACGAAATACTGAAACGTGCGCTTGCCGGTATAGACCCGTCGGCCGAGGGAGCCACTGATGCGATTGAAACCCTCAACAAGAAGATTGAGGAGAACAACCAGATTATTAAACAGCACGAAGAACAGAGCGAAGGCCTTGTAGATTCTCTCGGCGATCTCGTTGGCATCAATACCAAGTTCGGCAGCTCACTTGAGAACCTATCAAAAAACTCTGCAGGCTCCGTCATGGAGGGTTTGAATGTAAAGGCTAAAGCATTGTGGCAGACTCTGACTGGGCTTCTTGCGAATCCTTACGTTCTTGCCTTTCTTGGCATTGCTGCAGCGGGCATGGCTGTGAAATGGTGGTATGACTATAACAAAGGTCTCGTAGAAGCTACGAAACTTACTGGTGATCTTACCGGAAAGACCGGCGATGACCTTAAGAATTTCAGGAATGAGGTCCAAGCGACCGCCGACACCTTCAACCAGGATTTTGAAACAGTTCTCGAAGCTGCGAATAACTATGCCCAGCAATACGGCATCAGCGTTGATGAAGCCCTTAAAAAAATACAAGATGGCTTTATATCAGGAGCCAATGCTAACGGACAGTATCTTGATAGTCTGAAAGAGTTCCCGGCGTATTTCCGCGAGGCCGGCGTAAGTGCCGACGGTTTTGTTGCCATCATGTCTCAGACGAGCAAGATGGGCGTAACAAGCAACAAGGCTCTCGATACCATCAAGGAGGGCAATATTCGTATTCGCGAAATGTCCACTGCCACGGCAGAAGCCCTAGACAATCTGGGACTCAACTCCAAGAAGATTCAGCAGGAGTTAGCAGCCGGCACTACTACCACTTTTGAAGTGATGCAAAAAGTCAGCACAAAACTGTCTGAAATCCCTGAAAGCGCGCAAGTTGCCGGCGAAGCCATCACAAATATCTTTGGCGGTCCTGGTGAGGATGCCGGCTATAAGTATCTCACGACTCTCAAAGACATCAGCACCAATCTCGACGATGTGAAAGAAAGGTCCGGAGAAATGGGACGTCTTCAGCAGGAGCAATTGCAGAGTCAGGTAGAACTTGACAATGCAATCTCCGCATTGTTTGATGCAACCGGCGGAACGTTTGAGTCCATGACCACGCAGGCGAAGACGTTTGTCAATAAGGGCATTGTATCAGTCATCAAGGGCGTAGTGGATATATGCAATTGGTTTATTGACATGTATAATAAATCAGTCGTTGTACGCGCCGGTGTCGCAGGGTTAACCGCAAGTTTCAAAATGAGTTGGTCCATTATCAAGAATGTCTGCAAACTAATTGTTGACGAGATAATGGCCCTCGGTAAAATAATCAAGGGTGTATTAACCCTCAGTTGGGATGATGTAGCTGCCGGTTGGAACCAGTTCAGAAAAGCCTCCACTCAAGCAGTCAAGAATATCGCTAAGGACTATGTAGATGGGGTTGGCGACGCTGTTGATTCAACGTTGCATGGGCAGATGGAGAAGATATCCCTCGACCTATCCAAATACGGTACCGAGAATACTCCTGCCAGTGACGGAAACGCTGGTGGTGGCGGAGGAGGTAAAAAACATGCCACGAAGAAGACAGGTAGCGGAAAGACCGGGACCACCAGCAAAGGTTCGTCTGCATCTGATCCGGCCAAGGTGGAAGCTGAATTACTGCGCAAGGCTGAGGATGAACTGTTGAAGATAACGAAGCAGTCCGCCGAGACGCGCCGTAAGCAGCTTGAGCTCTCGTATGATCGTCAGATAGAAGATTATAAGAAGAAACTTGCCGAAGATAAAACCCTCACTGAACAGAGCAAGGCTGCTATTCTCAGCATTATAGATTCACTCGGCCAGCAGAAAGCCAAAGCTATTGCGGAGTTCGATGATGAGGAACTGCGCAAACAGATTGAGCACAATACTAAACTCATTGAACTGAAGCTCTCTGCCGCAGAGGAAGGAACTAAGGAAGAACTTGAGCTGAAACTCCAAGCTATCGACCAAAAGGAAAAACTTGACCTTGCTCAAGCCGAAAAAGACTATGAAAATGAAATAGAACGTCAAGAGGCTCTTGCTGCCATCCGTGAGAAATACCAGAAAGAGCGAGAGGAGGCTGAGGACGCCAGTAAGACACTCACTTATGAGAGGCAGAAGCAGGTTCTCGAGAATGAAATTGAGCAACTTGACATTGCTGAAACTGAAAAGCAGCTACATCGCGACGGGTGGCGCACCATGACCGATGAGGAAATGGAAGCTGACCAAGAACGGAAATTACAGTCGATAGGTGGGTATGAAGCTGAAAAACTTCGTATGGAGAGGGATGCGGCCGAACAAGCATATCAGGCATTGCTTGAACGCGGTCAGCTATCTACACAAACCGAAGCGGAATGGCAAAATGAACAGAATAACGCCAAACAAGAGTGGCTGAATAAGCAAGTTGCAATAAATGAGGCGTATGTCAAAAATGAGCAAGCAAAGGCTCAAGCCGCCAGAGCTGTATCGAATAGCTTAATTAGTCTATTAGAGGCAGTCGGTGAAGAAGGGTCTGCTGCTGCAAAAATGGCAAAGGTTATTGCTTTGGCACAGATAGCCATTGATACCGGTAAAGCGTTATCCGCAGGTATCGCCAGCGCCTCGGCTGTCCCATTCCCCGGCAACCTTGTAGCAATTGCCACAACCGTTGCAACTGTCCTCGCAAACGTCGCTACGGCTATTTCCACGGTCAAGAGTGCGAAATTTGCCACGGGTGGTAAAGTTAATGGTCCGGGGTCAGGAACGAGCGACAGTATACCCGCAATGCTCTCTAACGGCGAGTATGTAATGACAGCACGAGCCACAAGGCTGTTTGAGCCCCTCCTTGCCGCTATGAATGGCATCGGCGCCGGCGTACCGATTCAGGTAGCCAACTCTTATCAGAGTGTTGATAACGCCGAAATGATGACGGACTCGTTCAAAGAAGCCGCACGAGAGATTAAACCAGTGGTATCGGTAGTCGAGATTACCGAGGCACAGGAGAGAGTAGATATGATTGAAAACTTAGACAACTTCTAACCCGATATGAACTGCTACGAACTAATTAAGAGCAACTCCAGCCTGCTCCAAATCCTGAAAAACAATCAGATTAGCGTGAACGACATCGACAATCTCCAGATATACGAAGAGTTTCGCGAAATGAAGAAACAGAATCACAAGACCGTGTACTGTGTGTATGTGCTTGCCGACAAATACGGCAAATCACAGCGCACGATATACAATATCATTGATCACTTCCGTAGCAACGTCGCGATATAATAAGAGCCGGCAGAGTGTGTACCAGCCCTGTATAGTGCGGATTGTTAGAAGCCGTCCGAGAATGAAGTCTTTGAATTCTTGCCAAGAGCATCAGTTATAAGTGTGTGCTCTTTGGCAAGAATCTTGCCGACTTTATCTTTCTTCCATTCCTTTTCATACATTTTAGAATCGCCAAGCTCAATCCTTATTTTAGCGATTCCTGACTGGATCTGTTCAAGTTGTTCAGGTGTGATAGAGTATTGGGCCGATACCTCCCATATATTGATTCCGGAGATTGTTTTTAGCTCATCTGTGCCACCCATATAGGTAGACAGTTCGACTACGTTACCTGCCGTAGTTTTTATGAGCATTCGGCCTCCCTTGTGGATAGTTGTTACTTCCCCGCAGTTCAACTGGATACAGAGGGTATATAACCCCTCTCTCGATACTGGTTGCATATAGCTTAGCCCGATAAAGAGCTTCATTTTGTCGGAAAATCCTCCGACATTCTCCTTCGAGCAGAAGATATATCTATTGCCATCAGCAGGAGTGTCGTCTGAAATAATTTTCTGTGCGAATGCTGATGCCCCAATCAATAGGCACGCAAGCAGGGACATAACCTTATTCATATCGTAGTCTTTAATAATTCAGGGTGGAAGAAACCAATCATCCAGCGGAAGATGCGGCAGGTATAGTAATGGTAGTCGTATGGAGCCTCAAAGAATCTTCTGTTCAATTCATCTTCGGCAGGTATACGGTCAACGTAACCGCCGTCAATCTCGATATGCCAGCCATCGAAATCGAAAGTGTCAGTCGCACCCTCTTTAGGAATTATTGGCAAGTGTAGGTTGTGGGGGTAGTTCTTCTTGGTAGAAAAGCCAGCTTTGAATACTCCACATACATAAATCGCCTTGTAGCTACCATCGGGTTGCTCATCAAAGGTTATTTCGTTTGGGAATGGCGCGTACTCGCCGGACACCTCATCTTTGTTCCAGGCTGCGCAGAACTTTTTACTCCACGAGCCTTTTACGCAAGCGGCACAATGGTGTCTTATATCTCCCTCCCGGACATATTTGGTCCAGAAGTATTTGAATTTTGTCGGGTCGATGTTATGTCTGATAGTTACCATAGTCACTTCATATTTGCGGTTCAACATAGGCAACCACCCACAAAAAGACGCAGGACAGGAGCCTAACGTCGTCCGGCCTACCACAGCCGTTTACCCAATAGGTCGTGTCCTGCGCGTATATGCACACAGAGCCACTATGCCCAGTGGGTAAACTTTCGATAGCCCGATGTTATCAGTGTGGTAGTTCGACGACGATTAGGCTATAGTATGTCTGCTGATTTACTATTCAGCTCGCTCGCCAAGTTCCTCAGCGACTGCAAAGGTACGAATAATCCGCGACGTGACCTAATCAGAGCGAGAAAAATTTGCAGATTTGATTAAAATAACGGCTATAAAAGTTGCAGGAATGATTATTTTTGATTATCTTTGCGTATGCAAATAAGATAAAACTAATCAAAAACATCGGACACGATGAGCAATCAAATCAATACACCGGCGCCCAACGAGGGCACATATAAGGCGACAGTGGTCGAATATGACGACTTTGCTGTGAAGAGAGAGTTTGTAGCTGAAGCTCCCACCAAAGAGGAGCTGTTCAGAAGATTCTACGAATGGAACCGCACACTCCGCTACTGTAACGGCTGCTATTTCAAGTTCTTCGATGAGAACGTTAAGGCCGAGTACCACTCGTGGTACGAGTCTCTTTCCGAAATGACAAGATTTGATATGTATTATGGCGATGGAATCGTTGACTAATGCCCCGGTAGTGGATTGCCAGGAGCTACGCTCCCTCATTACTTGCGCTATGGACTACGGCTATCAGTTTGGCCTCGCCAATCTGTTGGCTATCGAGAACCCCATCGACGCGGATCCTTACTTTGAGCAGACCGTAGACGCAATTTTCGATGGGCGAGACATCTTCTTCACGGATGTGGAGAATGGCAAGAGATTCCGGCTCTGCAAAGATTCTCTTCTCAAAGCCGCGTATGAATATGCCAAGATGTATCCCGAAATCTATTCCGAGATCGGTGGTGCTGATGGCTATATTCCACAAGTCGGCATGAAGATTCTTCTTTGTGCTTTGTATGGTTGGCCGATGGTTATCACAGAAGTAGGTACTCGCTTTGAGAGATTCCTGAAGTTATGACTACACATAAGAAACTTATAGACACCCTGAAAAGGATTACCAATCACGCAAGTAAGATATTCCCAATCAAAAAATTCACCGCAATATGGCAAGAGATTTAGGGCACTTTAAGTATGCTCCCAACAAAATTTATCGACTGAAAGTGCTGGCAATACACGCAGACATCAACGAAGAAGAACTCTACGATGATTACGAAGAGGCCCGACACGATTATGAAACATGGAAATACGACCAGCGCGTAATGGACGCGCATGGTTGTGTATCGCTCGTAGAAATGAGCACTAACCCTATGTCCGAAGACAAGCCGAATAAGTTCATTGTCACCAAAGAACTTGGCGATCACCAATGGTAACCCTCAACTCAAAATAAAATGTCAGCAACAGCAGAACTTATGGAAATTGGTCTGGCTCCTGGGTGTGTTCATACCAATGCACGAGAGAAGAAATACTATCTAATGAAACGCTTTGTCAGAGCCGCAATCCAGTACGCAGAGCGTGTCCAAAAGACAACAGTGAAAATCGTGGCTTTCTTCCTCTATGAGACACCTTTCAACAGCATCGTTATGGTGAACAACGAAAGCACATTCAACGACGTGTCGGACATCTTCTGCACGCCCGAATTTACCAACGATGAACGTCGGGAAATCCTCATAAACCTCAAAGTCACAGATAACGAGACGTGCGAAGCAGCCTCTCGTGGATATCGACTCTCTTCGGCTCCAGTTTTAGCAGTAATAACATTCTAAATTAAATATCAATATGCCAAACCACATCACAAGTCGCCTGACAATCACAGGCGAGGCTGCAGAAGTAGCAAAAGTGTTCGCTTTCATCAAAGCCGACGAACCCGATAAAGACGGATCATATCGTCTAATGGACCTCAACAAAATCGTTCCGATGCCTGAAGAACTTGACATCGAAAGTTCTACACTCGTTGAAGACGGCGCCGACTACCTCTTAGGGCTTTCGGGGAATTGCCTTGAAGTTGCGGACTTCAAACAGACTTCCAAATACCAGCGCATGGCAAAAATGGAAAAGGAGAACCCCAAAATGTTTGAACAGGCAATAGAGCTCGGCAGAAAGAAATTGCATAACATCGCCAACTACGGAGATGGCGATTGGTATAGTTGGAGAATATCAAACTGGGGAACCAAATGGAACGCCTACAGCCACCATCAGGTGGACAAAAACACAATCGAATTCCAGACGGCGTGGAACGGAATCCCACAGATTATCGCACTCATCGCTGAGGAATTCCCCACTGTCTTCATCGAATATAAATTTGCCGACGAAAACGCCGGCTACAATGTCGGTCACTTCAAATTCCACGACGGAGAGATAGAAGACCTAAGCCCGGAGGACGACACGCCCGAAGCGTGGGAGCTTGTTTTTGAACTCGGCGTAAGAGACAGAGAAGATTATGTTCAACTGCCCAACGGCTCGTGGGAATATCGCAACGATGAATAGAGAGAAAAACTCACACCCGAAACTTGTGGCATTCATAAACTCCGACGTGAACAAACGTAACAACGAAAGCCCGGAGTTTATGATGCTACAGAGCGGATATGCGAACGGATACGTCGCTATTCCGCCGTCACATCCTGACTATGGGAAAAATCTAATGGACGACGAATCGATCGAAGTCCATGGCGGCGTAACTTTCTGCGAGTCATATGCAACCTGCAAGAAAAGCTTCAAAAATATGGAATTTATAGGTGAAGCATCAGGAGTCAAAGGACATTGGTGGGTGATTGGTTTTGATACCTGCCACTTCTCAGACAGCCTTGAGCGATGCCCTCGCGAATATGTAATCAAAGAAGTCAATCATCTTAAATCTCAACTCGAACAAAGATGGAATTAGGCAAGCACATTGGCGATGGAGAATGGGTCTACGGGTCGTTACTTCAGGAGCAGATAAGTGGATGCACAACCGAGAGCATTATTGTCGATCATGGTTTCGTCCGAAAGTACAAGCAGGCCCAGGTTGGCACCGTCGGACAGTTTACCGGTATGACCGACTGCGACAAGAGGGATATCTATGAGGGCGATACTCTTATTGAGCCATCCGTTGCAACAATTCCTCTTGAAGTGAAGTACAACGAGAAGCAATGCGCGTTCTGTCTCATCGAGCACACCCACACCGAAGGGCCATTGCTGGGAACGTGCCCTCTGGGCGATATGCTCCGGCATTATCCTTCCATGAAAGTGGTAGGTAACATACACGATAACCCCGAAATTTTAACAAAATGGCAAACGAAATAACACCAGCCGAAGCAAGGAAAGCGATGATTTACTGCATCGACCAACTCATTGCCGGACTCCAGCGTAACCGCGAGATTTTAGCATCGGGCGGTCGTCTTGAGAACGAGCATTGGACTGACATCGCCGGAATATTGCGCGAGAATATGAATCTGCTGGGGAACCAGGACAAATACCTTACAGAAGACTGATAGAATGGTACGCAAAGTATGGTACGAGGCCATAGACCCCTATTACTCTGATTGTGTGCAAACATTTATCGGCGCAAGCTGGGAAGATCTCGACAATCAGGAATACGAGCATGATAAATGGCTCGGTCGGGAACACCCCGCCGGCATTAGATTTATCTACAATAAGCATACAATCTATGAAAGTGATTGTTCAGACTATGAAAAGGAGATTCACGAGACTTACTACAAAAAGTATCTCCAGAAGAATAAATCCCGTGAGGAAGATTGAACGAAGCAAGTTAACCACATCGGCGCAGCTTTATCGTGAGATACGGCTGCATCATTATTTATGCGTAAGACTCTAAAAGTCTTGCAGATGCGATTAAAATAGTTGCTCTAAAATTTGCGTATGTGATTATTTATTGCTACTTTTGTATATGCAAATAAGATGATTTAATCAAAACCGAAAAGACCATGATAGAGAAAGCCAAAATCCTCAAAATAGAGAACGCCAAACAGAGTATGGCAAACCTCCTGATGGCACTGAACGTCAAGTTCGCCTACGACTTCGGAACGTTCTACATCCTCAATACCCACAACCCCGAAAAGTTCCGCAACTTCTGTATGAAAAACGGAGTGAGTGAGTCCGAGTTAAACTCGATGACTATTACAGAAGTAGAAAACGAATTATAAGAATTACACTTCATCTTAGGCCCTGCTTCGGCGGGGCCTAATACTTCACACCCCTACGCAAATATGAGCGCACAAAACGAAAAGAAAAAGTATCTCCGTTGCGTCAAGGAATTCCTCTGCCGCGTGAATGTTCCCGGAGCGATGAACCATATCGATGATGATGCTTTCATGATGGAGCGAGTGTTCCCCATCGCAAACGAGCAATTCAAAGTCGAGTATTGGCGATATAAAAGTGCCGACCATTACCTGCGCAATAAGGATTTCTACGAGAATCCTGCAAACTACGAAATTCACCCGATTTTTTAACAACATAATCATCCGAACATGGAAAAGAAGATTATCAAAGCGATGTACTCAACCATCGTAAGCAAGGACCCCGTCCGCCCGACCATGACGGGAGTGTTCTTCGACAAAGACTGCTGTGTCGCAACTGACACGCACATTCTTGTGGTATACCACCACGCCAACCCCAAGCACACCGGCAAGATCCTCGACGCCGCCGGAGAGGAAATCAAGGGCACATTCCCCAACTACAAGCGTGTGTTCCCGTCAAAGGAACGCATGAACCATTACCACCCGCGTATAGACCTCGTCCAACTCCAGAAAGCCTGCGCATGGTTTACCCGTCAGCCCGGCTTCACTGACAAGGATGTGGTAGTGATACGCGGAAAGGGTCTCTCCATCAAGTATCTCTCCACCCTGCTCAATCTCTTCGCTCTTACGCCGGAAATAAAGTCGGCCGAGATATTCCAGACTCCTGAAGCCAACGCCGCCGTCATCAAGTCCAAGAACATATCCGCGCTGCTTATGCCCATGATGGTGGAAGAAGCCAAGGTCGACGCGCCCCGTGCCGACGACTGCCCCGTAGTTCTCACTCTCGAGAACCTCATCAACCAGTTCGTATTCGAGGGTTGGAAGCCCAAGCCAGTGGAAGACCCGATGGCGTGGCTCGACTAATCAGCAATAGAATCACTCAAAATTAAATATCAATAAAATGCAAGTAAGAAATATCGCACTCAGCGAGATTGTTCCCAGCGAACTCAATCCTCGCAAGACGTTCAGCCAGGAAGAACTCGAAGAACTCGCCCAGAGTATCAAGGAGAACGGCCTCATTCAGCCCATCACTCTCCGCAAAATCGGCAACAAGAAAGACTCCAAGTATGAAATCGTGTGTGGCGAACGCCGTTTCCGCGCCTGCCAGCTCATCGGAGCCAAGGACATCCAGGCCGTCGTCAAGGAACTCAACGACAAGCAGGCTTTCGCTTGCATGATTATCGAGAACCTGCAGCGCAAGGACATCGACCCGATGGAAGAAGCCGCCGCCCTTAACCGCCTCTACGCCGAAGGCACCGTAACGGTAGTGGAAATGGCGAAGATGCTCGGCAAAAGTACAAGTTTCGTTTCGGGTCGCATCCAGCTCCACAATACCATCGAGCCGTTTGTCAAGCTCATGCGCGACGGCGTTCTGGTCCTGACACATCTTCTCGACATCTGCAAGCTGCCCGCTGAGCAACAGCAGACTCTCTACGACTCGTGTTTCACCGAGGCAAGCCGCGAGCGTTGGCCGTACAAATTCCCCAACATGCCCCAGCTCCACGAAATGATAGACGAGCATGTCATGAACCATCTGTCTACGGCCCGATTCAGTCTTACAGACGACACCCTCGCCGGCGCGTGTGCCTGCGACAAGTGTCCTCTCAACACCGCCAACAATCCCGACAATGCCCGCGATGTCAGCACTCCGCGTTGCATGAAGCGAGAATGCTTCCTCGCCAAGGCCCGCGAGTCAATCTTCCGCGAGGCTAAGGAAGCCTCCAAGAACGGCATCAAGATTGTCTTCGCCGGTGATTATGCGGAGAGCGAAGCGCTCCTGCAGGCCGCAGATGAATATGGTCTGGTCGTTTCGGGTCTCGGCAACCGTCAATATGTGGCGGAGCCGGTAGCTCCTGACCCCGCGCAGTATAAAGACGAAGAAACCTATGCAATCCGCAAGGCGAACTACGACAAGGTCCGCGCCGTCTTCGACGACAATCTCAAGGACGGCACCATCACCCCGGTCTACGAGATATGCTTCAGCGGACTTCTCAGTGGCGAAACCAAGTATGTCTACTATGTGCCCGACACTGAGGAAGAGCCGTTTGCCGGCAACAAGCTCGCCGACAACAATCGTCGTATCTCCGAACTCAAGGTCAAGCTCCACGAAGCCAACGAGCACCGCAAGGAAGAGTTTGTTGAACGTCAGCGCTCGTTCATGGAATCGGCCGAGTATTCCACGCTCAACACCGACCTCTCACCCGTAGAATCGCTCATTTTCCGTGCGCTCGTCCTCAAGCGTCTGCCCGTGGCATTCAAGGAATCCATCGGCTGTGGCGAAGCCCAGGCCAAAGACTTCCGCGAAGCCGGCGGATCTGTCGAAAAGAACTTCAACGCCATTGCCCGCGAATTTATTCGCTCAATTCTTTCCGAAAAGAGCGTGAACTTCTCGCCTGAATTGGCAGAAATGCTCTCAGCAATCATGGAAGACCGCTACGCTCATAACGTCGATGAGATTGCCAAACAGCTCGACGCACGATATAGCCAGTCTAAGGCCGGCATTCAGGCCAAGATCGACGAACTCCGCGAGGAGAACGAGAAAGAAATCCAATCGCAAGCCGCTATCAGTCCCGACGCTAAAGCCGAAGAAGCAACCGAAACCGGCGAAGCCGAGCCGACCGACACAACCGAGGTAGAAGAGGCGGAATCGCCCAGTGTGCCGGACGCACCCGAAGAAGTCGAAGAAACTCCTGACGCTACAGATGCGGCCGAGGACACCGACAAGGAAGAATAAATCATCAATCTCATTCATGGGTGCGGGCACCTCGCTCGCACCATAAACCTATTTCAAAAATGAAATTAACATTACAGAAACTGACTCAATGGCACCACAACGAGTTGTACAACATCGCGCTCTCCGGCCCTATGTCTCCAATGTCTGCGGCGAAAGACTTTGTGTCGAAAGTCTTTGAGGAAGGCAACATGGTTATCACGGGCCTTTTCAGAATCCAAGGCGACGGAGAGACAACCTTCACTACATGGGAGAACGCTGACATCGAGCCGGTGCAAGTGGACGTAATCTGTTGTATCCTCAACTTCCGGCACATGGCTGTCTTCGGAGAAATCGGGAGTCGCTATATGCCAATCGCCCTCATTCTTGATGGCGAAGCGCAGTTCAGCGAACTATACACCACCTACAAATGGGAATCGGCACCGACCATTCAGGAGGTTGCCGATGTCCTCAGCACAATCAATCTCGCCGAACTCAAGAAGCAATTCGAGGACTATCGGTGGACTGTCAAGGGCCTGCAAGCCGATGATTGGATGCTCGACCAGCCAATGAAATCCCAGCTTACAATCCTTGGCGAGAAAATCCCCCGCGACGCCCTAATTAAATGGGATGCCATGAGCCCTCAAGAGAAATATAAAATCTATAAACAATGGACGGCGAAGTCATAGTTCTTCAGGCAGGCGATCCCTAGCTCTCCACGAGCAGCCTGCGTACCGTCGGCATATTCTCCGATGAGGAACACTTCACGGAGTTTGCCGACAAAATGCTTGAGAAAGGAATTATATCCGATTGGGGCTACAAGAGCCTCACGGGATATTATGGCATGGGCCGGCAGTGCGACATCAAGAATGGCGCTCTTCTGGTAACGAAAGAACCCGTCAATCCCTCCATTGATTCCGTTGACCTCTAATTGTTCGGGGCGTATCCGTTTGGGTGCGCCCCTTTGCTTTACTATCAATCGCCCGAATAAATTGCAGATTTGATTAAAACAACCTCTCTAAAATTTGCGTATATGATTATATTTGATTACTTTTGTATATGCAAATAAGATGTTTAATCAAAACTCAAAGAACGATGAAACTAAAGAAAATCACTCTCTACTACCGAGAATTGAAAGAATGGCTCGAAATGACAGACTCAGAGCTTGACGGTAAGAATGTGATAATATTCAAGACCCCGGAAGGTGGTCTGGGAATCCGTGAACAGTGCCACGGTTGGAAAACCGGCGATTGCGTCTGGACCGCAGACGGGCAGAAGCCCTCTACTGTAATCGCCGTCGCCTCTCACAAGGTCATCGAGAAACTGCTTGAAGTCTTCGGGAGAGCAACCTACATCGTCAACCGATTCATCTGCGAGGCAGAACGTATGGCTTACCTCGCCGACATGGAAAAGGAATTATTAACCATAGCTGCCTAACTTCATGGACGCATCACAAGAAATAAAGATTCTCCAATCACTCAAAGGAGACACCTACTTCGCACAGGTATTCAAGCCGGAGACCATCGACGCTATGTGCGAGAACATTCGCAAGGACTTTATGATAGACTGCGGCGTAGATGTATTCGAGAACTGCCACGCAGCAACCAAAGCAAGAAGCGAGGCGAATATATTAAAAGGACAGCTCGATGAGAGGGATAACGAGGTAGAAGACTTACACCAGCAGAAAGATGAAGTGGTGGATTTCTTGATAGAGCAAGCTTGTCTTTCATCTGATTCAACCACGAAGAAGCATCTCTACGAGAAAGCATCCGAAATAATTGGTACTAAAGAAGTAATCCGACGCAAAATTAAAGCCGGCCATACTCTTAACAACCACGACTTAGAGTGGCTGGCTCAAAATCTATAAAGATAATGAACACCACACCTATATCATTCGCTGACCTCCGCAAGATAGATGTCAGCAACACTGCCGTGATGTTAGCCCTATATATCCCCGAAGATCAGGATTGGGATGAGGCTAACCGTTACTTCCAAGAAGACACGGGATTTGCCCCAGGCAAGAACCTCACCGGATGCCGACGCATAACTGGCAATATCCTTGGCGACGAGGGCCGACATGATTATCTTCTAGAATTCGATCACCCTGAAATTCCGTTCAATCCCATTGCTCGTCTCATGTTCAACGACATCAAGTGGACGGACGACTTTATCAATAACTACGCAAAAGACTACGAAGATGATTGACAACGAAGAATATACCCTCGAAGACCTAAAAAAGTCTATGATGAATGAGGCATGTCCTCGAATGAAAGCATTCTTCAGTGACCTGCTCGACGATTTTAAAAGATTAGACAATATGAAGATCGGGCAGACTGCACAGTGGTTTTACCGCGTAAATGGCACAGCCCTCAGCATTGAGGATCCCGAAGAATTCCAGCGCAACTACAATTTCTGGGAAAGGCAGGTATTCAAAGTATTCACCATTCTCTGCACAGGTAAAGATTCTTTCTCTGTAATGGAGAACCCAAAGCACTAAAGACATGGAGACAACCTATTATAATCCAAAGACACAGCAGGTCAACAAAAAAACTATTGAAAAGCCCTGGGCCATCCCCTCAATTACGAAGAGGAAGAGTACGCAATCTATTATTACGAATCCGGCTACGAAGGTATGCCCCGATTTCGGCTCGGAAAGAATGTCAGACTTCTGCCAGATGCTATATGGAGGATAAGACTATGACAAGCGAAGAAAGTTTTGCCCGCTATGAGGCAATCAAAGCCGAAGAATATCCCGACCGCGAGAAAGAACGCGAGGAATGGAAAGCGGCTTTCGGAGACGCCAAAAGGCGTCAGGAGATAAGCAAGCGATACTCTGCGTGGCGCGATGATAAAGAACGGCGTGAGAACGAAGCCTTAAAAGCCCTTGTGCCGCGTGTAGGACTGCCGTGTACTGTATATTTCTATACAGACAGACACGCCGCCACAGTAACGCGGATCATTAGCCCCTGCAAGGTTGCCGTCCGCGACAATCAGGTGGAGTGTATTGATTACCATGCCGGCAGGTATAAGATTCTCCCTGAATTGGAAGGCGGAGAGTACATATTCACGAAGCGTTCCAACGGCAAGTGGATTATGGAAGGCCACCATTCCAAAGACGGAGTGCGGTTACTCCTGCATTATCAAAGTCATTATATAGACCCGGAATTCTAACATGGGAAAGTTTATCGCTTATATAATCGAGGACGGTGAGGTAGAATCTCTCGTCGATGATAATGATATAGAGGGTTTCCGTGAACATGTCACGGACGACAGTTTCCTTGACTATGACAAAGAGGAGTTTGACTCGGAGGAAGAGCGTAGCGGCTTTCTTCGGGGATTCTTCCACGGCTGTGATGAAAGAGCTCCAGCCGGGAAGGTTGTACTCCTAAGCGACAACGAATATTACGAACCATTCATAGAAATATTAGAGAACCTATAAAGAACGCTAAGAATCATGGAAGGAAAATCAGCAACTCTCAAGGTTCCGTACCTCGGCTACCGAAATATAGTGCTAATAGAGTATTGGCCCACGATGTATAAGTGGGAAGTAGAAATTTGCGGCTCCGGCAAGCATATATGGGTCTACGCAGATGAATTTGAATTAGACTGAACGTTCAAAGGTATGATTGTAAAATCTTACGCCGTCTACTGCGATATTTGCGAAAGACCCCTCGGTTGCTACTACAACTATAAGCCAACCGCAACAAAACTACGCGCGGAAGGCATCAAGATAGTCATCAACAATGGCAAGGCTCAAACACTTTGTGCCGGGTGCTACAATAAATTAGAGAAAAAATGAGACAGATTTATACCCTATGCCATTCTTTTGAAGAGGCGAATGCCCTCGGCCACTTCATCATGTCTAAAGGCTATGAGGGGGTGCAGAACGACAGTTACCGATACTGCAAAGAAGCCATAAAATGGGCATTAAAAGAAAATGCCCGTCACCATCGTGATTATTGTTTCATCGGTGTAAATGGAGGTAGACTTGTAGTCGGTCAGAACAAAAAGGCAATGCGTAGGCAGCTATCATTGCATTACATAGAGAAAGAACGAATTTTCAGAGAATTAGTGTCGCAGATATGAAAACTATTCTTACGATAGAGCAATCAGCAGTGCTTACCAAGCATGGGGTGAAAGCAAGCAAGGCGCACGAAATCAAAGTCTACAATGACCCAATATCAGAATGGACCCATAAGGGGTGCCCACTATTCACTCTCGCCGATTTGCTCTCGCTCCTGCCGAAAACTATCAATCCCGGACGCTACTACCTTGATTTGAGTTACGGCTTCGGTGATTGGACTGCATCGTATATCCTTTGGGATAATTGCGATGAGGGAACCTACATTAGAGACACGCAAGGAGAAAAGACCGCAGATGAATTAGTGGACGCACTCTATAAGTTACTCCTGTGGGCAATCGAACACAGCCACGTTAAACTTGACTGATGATGGGAAAGTAAACTAAAATTTATCTTCAATGTATTGGCGTGCACATTCGCCATGACAATCTTTGTTAGCTTGGTTATGGTGTTGAGTTCAATCGCTATGATATTGCTCCAAAAATTAGGAGGCTGGATTGGAATAGGTGATATTATTTTCACATTTATCGCTGCGTTCTACATAGTTAAAAAAGTATGGAATGTATTGGCTTGGGGCGTAGACAAACTTGCCCCCGATCACGAAACCGAAGATACTGAATGACAAAGATAGACCAAGTGGCGGAATTGGCAAACGCTATTAAGCAGTAGGCTGATGCTCTAAGCTGAGGACGGTAGGAAATGACCGTCGGGAGAGTCCGGCGAAAAAGAGACCGGAAGAAAGCGGGTGAACGAAGCGGGAATCCGTGGATACCAAAACCTACAACAGCGGGACGTATTGATACCGTCCATAAAAGGTATCTAAGTGAGCAGCACAACAGCTTTGCAGGTTCGAGTCCTGCCTTGGTCGCAAACTTTAAACAATGAAACGACAATGAGAATAACTGAATTAAAACCCGAATACGTTGACCTCATTCCACCGGTTGCGGATATGAAAGAGGGAGTGCTGTATATCAGCAGACCGTTTATGACAACCTCGCATCTTTGCGCTTGTGGATGCGGCAACGAAGTCATATTGCCGTATGGTTGTAGAAGGTTCTGGATCCTGACCGAAAGACTGTCGGGCGTTACCATACGTCCCTCCGTCGGCAGCTTCAATCTACCGTGCAAGTCGCATTATTACATCACCGACAATAAAATTGAATGGTTATGAACGAGGATTATGTAAGCTATGAATTAGCGGTAAAACTCAAAGCTGCCGGGTTCGATGAGCCGTGCCACTATCATTATGACTGTGATAGGGGGTCTCATATCATAGAGCCGAATTACACCATTAATGACGGCGAGGGTTGTAAATACATCACCGCTGACGACCTTTTAGAAGATAATAATGCCTGGCAATATTGCTCTGCGCCAACTTTAGCTCACGCCCAGAAGTGGCTGCGAGAGAAACATCAAATCAGCGTCCGTGTGAGCTACATTTCCTACCATAAAGTTTGGTTCGCTGATTGGCTTAATCTTGACAGCGGAGAATTTGACGATACTGACGCAACCTTTGACACTTACGAGGAAGCACTCACTGAGGGTATAAGGTCCGCGCTAGAACAGATAAAGAAAGTAGATTAATATGGCAGTAGATATTAGAACACTGAGGATCGGTAGCCATGTGCTTGTCAACAGCGTAAGAGCGACCGTTGAACGTCTGGAAATTCGCAAATGGCAAGATGGCATTCAACGTCCGTGGGGATTTTTCCACGGCATAGTAAACGGAACTTACCGCGAGTGCGGAGGTTTCCTTGATATCGATAATGTGATGCCGATTCCAATAACTCCGGAGTTGTTAGAGGAACTCGGATTTGAGGAAATGTATTGGAGTTACGAAAAGTCATTCGTGAAGCCCCTGCAAGGAAAAGGCTTTGCCGTAATCCAAGACGAAGACGGCGAGTGGAGAACAAAATATTATCCTTACAAAGGTTGCAGCTACGGCGAAATTCGCGATACCAAATACCTCCATGTGGCAGAATCATTTATAGCCTTACACGGACTCGAACTTATTACTGATTAAAATCATAAAAATGGAACAAACTATGTCTATATTCTCGATTTTACGCAAGGAATCCTGAATATAATTCACCTGACCCCCGAAGAGGTCAAAGCCTCCGAAAGCTACGAATCTTTTGAAGAATTCCTTGCGACTCTTGAAGAAAAGTACGGATTCTCGTTATCCAACTGTCAATGGATGTGTAGCGAGACCCTAAAAGTCTATCTCTACGAAAATGGTAAAGAAGCCGATGCGCCCCTCACAGATTACGTCAAACAGATGCTTCAGAAGAGCGAGAACGACAGACCCTTAAACTTCCATCGTAAGAATATGTAACACTATAATCGCATGAAAGAAACGACCACCACCATTGTAACTACCGAGGTTACAAGACGTGCCCCAAAGAAAAAGACCATTGTCGGTGCAGACCATATCGTGTCCGATGGCCGGGCATATATCGTGGAGCACCATGCCGCTCGTTGGCCCGGCGAAGGCAAAGGAATCCCACGAGTATCAGTTCAGGAAACAAAAGCCAAAATGCAGGCAGGGCTATCCAACAGTATGGGTCCCAAGCAGACCGAAGGTAGAATGTGTCTCGCGACATCGCTATTGCATCTGTCGGCTATCAGGAATGGGCTTTGCGACATCGCATCACATCCGGACCTAAGCCTCCTCGATAACGATGATTGCGAAAGGCTCCAGATTATCGCCGTCCAACTCAACGAGTTCATCCCCATATTAAGAGACATCATGACTAAACGCGTCTCTCTGTTCGCCAACTACCAATTCCCAGCTTTCTAATCATTAACGAAGCGTCCGAAAGAGTTAAGGATATTGCATCAGATATTCCCACAAGGCCAGTGGAAGAGCTGATGAAGTATTATTTCACCACATTCGTGGACAAGGACGGAAAAATACTCTCAATAAAAATTGACGAGTGCGATTACCAACTATATTTCGACATCGAGAGACAATCCGATAACACGTATGCCCTCATGGGCGAGGTGGAAATCTTCATTAATTCCACATACATCGGAATGTTTGACAAAGACATGAATTATATACCCCCGAACGAAGAATAAACGCCTCAAAAATGGGTAAAAGAGTGAAGTTGCAATTTCACTTTCAAGGCTCGGCTCAACGCCGGGCCTTTTTTGTTTCATTTTCTTCGCAAACGGTAGCCTTGACACATCACTCAGTGAGTAAAACAAAACGTGGTTCTATTAAAACTACCGCGTGTCCATTCAACTTGCCTGCGACAAAATTTCTTGACACTCAAATTATTAGCCTTAGCCTCCATTTACAGATTTACTGCACTCACGGTTGCACCTTATTCTCTTAACACCTTGATATTTAGCTCATAAACCGTGAGTAACTTTGACATTGAATTAAACTAATAATACCAATCCCGCAATGGCAAAACTCAAAATCTACAGCGATATAGTCGATGAGGAGCAGAAGCTTTGCATGGAGTCTTTCGGCGGTCCCGAAGGGGTTTGCTACAAAGACGTCCAGGAATTCATCGAGGCTATTCCGGAGGATGATAACGCCATAGACATCCGCCTGCACTGTTGCGGCGGCGACTGTGGCGAGGGATGGGCCATTTATGATGCTCTCCGCCGGTCCGGCAAGACCATTTCTGCCACCGTAGAGGGCGAGTGCTCATCCATTGCATCTGTCATACTTCTTGCGGCTCCGGCAGAACGTCGGTACGCCAACAAGAATATGCGTATGTGCCTGCACAATCCGGCATACGAGTACCTGATGACAGATATGCCCGTCCGCTATACTCCCGATAAACTCGACGCTCTCATTTCCGACCTGGAGGTTCAGTCCAAGTCCCTGCGTGAGGAGCAGGACAGGATTCTCGACTTGTATGTGGAGCGCACCGGTGCCAACCGCAAGGCGCTTCAAACTCTCATGGATAAGGACACTTTCATCGACGCAAACCGCGCTCAGGAGCTTGGCTTTATCACTCATATTCTCGTTCCTACGACCGCTCACAGATTCAGGAAACGCAATATCAAAACCAAATCAAATAACAAAACTATGGCTAAACCCAACCCCACTGCAGGTACTCCTGCAAAGAAGCCTTCGGCCCTTTCCCGTTTCCTCGCGAAAGCCGGACTGGCCCGCGCAAAGGCTCAGGTCGTAACAGCCGCTGACGGCAACGAGTTTACCGTCGAGCGAGAGGACGGCGACCCGCAGATCGGTGACGTTGCATATCCCGACGGCACCTATGTGCTCGACGACGGCCTCAAGATTGTGGTCGAAGGCGAGATTATCACCGACATCATCCAGCCCGAAACGGAAGGTGGCAACGGCGACGACCCTGACCCCGTCGACTCCATGGATGATCCCGATGAAATCCGCGCCATTATCGCAGAGCTTCAGGGACGTCTCCAGGAAATCGACCCGGATGCAACACCCGAAGAGACCGCTCCCCAGGTCGAAGAACTCCAGAAGACCGTCGAGGAACTCCAGCAAACGGTAGAAGAGCAGAAGACCGAGCTCAAGAACGCCCGCGCAATCGTCGCCAAGGTCAACAAGGCCGGCGGTATGCCCTGGCTCGACGCAGCTCTCGGTATGCGCTCATCTTTCACGCCTCAGAACCGTCGATTCGTCTCCCACGGTGCCCCCGCCGGCAAAGCCCAGGAGGAGTCCACCGAGTCCAAGACGCAGAAGGCAATTCGCGAGCGTCGCGAAGCCGCTGCTGCCAAGCGCGCAAAGCGCAACTAATCTCAATCGTGTAACAATTTAATCCGAAGTTATGATTAACTGGAATCAATTTACCGTAGACAACGGGGCGATTAACGACCTTCGAGAGTTGCTCTTTCTCACGGTGTATGATGACCCGGACATCGACCTGACGGTAACGACCAAGACTGGCGTTACCAACGGCCAGAAGCTCGGCTACATCAACGACCTCGGCGATGTCGGTGAAAAGGGCGGTGGTTGCGACCCCACTTACACGTCTGTGAACATCACCGGCATTCAGAAGGAATGGGAACTCGGTGGCTGGGAAATCCCCAAGGAAATCTGCTACGAAGACCTCGAGAACACCATCGCGGAGTCGTCCCTCAATACTGGCACCGACATCGCATATCTCCAGGACACTCCATACTGGGACCTCGTGCTCATGCCTCTTCTCGAAAAGGCTATCCGCGAAATGTTTTGGCGTATCGCGTGGTTCGGCGACAAAGACGCCAATAATCTCACTGACGGTGGTATCCTCAAGGCTGGCATCAAACCCTCGCTCTTCACAATGTGCGACGGTCTTTGGAAGCGCCTTCAGGCCATCATCGCTGCCAATAACAATCAGAGGACTATCATCGCGGCTAACGAAGAGACAACTTACCAGGCTCAGAAGAATGGGTTGCTCACTCCGGGCACCGCGATCAAGATTTTCGACACGCTTCTGTCCGACGCAGACTCTCGCATCTTCGACGACAGCAAGGCTGCCATCTTCTGTACGACCTCTATGTTCAAGGCTCTCCGCACCGATATCGTGGAACGCTACGGCAAAACCACAATGCCTTTCGAGAACGTAGGTTCCGGCATCACACTCTCAGAGTATGACGGCCGTCCCATCTATGCCATTGACATCTGGGACCGCATGATTGCTAAGTACGAGGACACTGGGACTGCTCTGAACTGTCCACACCGCGCTATCGTCTGCTCCCCCGAAAACCTTTTCGTGGGTACCAACGATAAGGACAAGATCGCTAACCTCAGTATCTCTTTTAACGACAAGGACCGCAAGAACTACATCTACGCCGCTTCCAAAATCGGTACTCTTGTAGGTGAAGACGCACTAGTCCAGGTTGCAATCTAAATCGAGAAGCTATGGCTGCAGAAAGTTGTGATTACCAGTTGGCCGCTGACCTGGTGGCCAGCTGTACCGTAAAGCCGGTTAAAGGTATCAAGTCCCATGGTTTCATCATGAACTACAACGATATTGACATGGAGGCCACCGCACGCGATGAGAATAACCCCAATATCGTGAAGTCCCTCATTTTGAAGACCGGTAAGAAGGCCTACAAAATGTATGTTCCGGGCAAGAGCCCATACACTGGCACGAAAAAAACTATGTCAGCCGGAACATACCGTAACCGATTCAACAAGGACGTATCCATCGTCATCCTCGACAACGGACCCGATGTGTCGCACAACATCATCGACCAGCTCGCCAACGGCACTTTTGTAATCGTGCTTGAGAACAAATTCCCAGGCTCGGATAACAAGAACACTTTCGAGATCTATGGACTCGAAGCCGGCCTTACCGCGACTGCGCTCGACGATGATAAGTATTCTGACGACACCGAAGGCGGTTGGCTTGCAACCCTTCAGGAAGAGAATGCCCCGACTTCAGGCATCTTTTTGTTCGGCGAAAGTCTGTCAGCAACTCGCACAGCCCTTGAATCTCTCGTCAGCGGTTCATAATCTGCCATATGGGAAGCTACGAAGATACAATGTTGCAAATGTCTGAAATGAAAAGCCGTTTCCAGAGCGGCTTTTCATCTTCAGATAGGTTGCTTCTTGATTCGTTACATCGGTTGCTGTTTGGTAAGGAGATTACCAACACCGGCTGTAGTGACTGCTATCGTGACGCTTACGTCATCATTTACAACCACCTCAAAAAAAGTAAGACTATGCCCGAAAAGCCTAATTATGTACTCAAGGCCGGTGCCCTCATACACCCGGCCGGCACGTCAAATTTCTATGTAAATCCCATTCCGGATGAGGTTGCCGAGGAACACCTCAGCAAATATCCCAGCGAAGTCAACAAATTCGCTCACCTTCCTACGGACTGGGAAGACCGCGTAGCCGCATATAAAGCCCGCAAACTGGCTCAGACAAAAAAGAAAGCCGAGGAAGCCAATAACGAAGTTCCGACAACTTCTGCCGAGGATGCCGAAAAAATCAAAGCCCTCGAAGCACAGCTCACCGAAGCGCAGGAGGCTGTGAAGAAATCCGACGCACTCCACAAAGAGGCAGAGGAAAAAATCAAGACCCTCGAATACGACAAATCCACGCTTGAGCAGGAAATCGAAGGGCTCAAAGCCGCACTCGAAGGTCGGACCGTAACCGACGGCGAGGGCGAAGAGTCCGATGAACTGGCCGAAGTCCGCATGGAACTGGCGACCACAAAAGCCGAACTCGAATCCGCCAACGAGGAGATTGCCTCCCTAAAAAGCGATAACCGCGCACTCAAAGCTGCCAACACCCGGCTCAAAAACAACGGTGCCAAGGACACCGAGTAATACCCGCGCTCGATGAATATAACCAACGTCAAACGTTCTCCCAAGCGCCTCACAACCGCCTACTGGAGTACTCTCAATATCCAGGCATATGGTAGGGATAATCTCTACCCCCAGCGTATGCTTGACTTGATATTGAATAGTCCGACGGGGGGAGGATGTTGTGAGCGTTACCAAACATTCATCGAAGGGAACGGCCTTAATGACACCAAATTCTCCGAGTATGTGGTAAACCGCGCAGGAGATACAGTGGACGACATCTTTCGTCTCATCGCTCAGGATATGGCACAATTCCACGGGTTCGCCTTACACGTCAATTATAATCTTGCCTGTGAGGTTGTGGAACTGCACCATATTCCATTCCAGAACTGTCGGCTCGAAGAGGAAACAGAAAACGGCAGCGTTATCTTCATCAACGTACATCCCGATTGGACCGGTAACAAAACTCGCAAGGGCAATAAAATCCTCGTAGATAAAAAGCATGTCGATAAAATCTACACTTTCAATCCCATAAAGGAAGTAATTTTATCTCAGATAGTCGAGTCAGGCGGCATAGACAAATACAAGGGCCAGATTCTATGGTTCTCCATGGACGGTCGATTTGAATATCCTAAGCCCATCTACGACAAGGTCGTGACTAACCTTTCTACAGACGAAGGACTCGACAATGTGAAGTACCGCAATACGCGCAACAACTTCCTGATGTCGGGTATGCTCATGCACAAAAAAGGAGTGGCATCCGGACTTGACGATAATGGCGATACAAATCAGGATTCTACGCTCGATGATGTAGACTTCGCGCAGAGTCTCGATGCATTCCAAGGCGATGTAAATGCTTGCTCTATCATAGACGTAACATACAACTCGGAGGAAGACAAGCCTGATTTCGTACCCTTTGAATCCACGAATTTCGATGACAAGTTTGACTCTACGGAGAAGAGTGTGACGGAAAGAATTTACTCTGCTTTCGGTCAAGAACCTTGGTACTTGATTCGTACCGGCAAAACTGGATGGAGTGGCACCGCCGTGCAGGAGGCATACGAATACTATAATTCCTATGTCGCGAAAGAACGACGAGCGATCTCAAGAGAACTGAAGAAAATATTCGACCATTGGTTTGAGGATGTCAATCCCAGCGGAGATTACTCTGTCCAGCCTTTAGTCTATGTCACCAATCAATCCAACGAAAGTAATGGAGCACATAATAAGTCCTGATGAGGTCGTAAAACTCGGCCGCCCAATCGGGAAAGTCGAAGAAGCCAAATTACTCGCCTATATCACCGAGGCCGAACAGATGAACATCAAACCGGCCCTCGGTGACGAACTGTTTCTAAGCATTTTGACCGAGGGAGAGGAAAACGACCTCTATAAAGTTCTGCTTAATGGCGGTACTTACAAGGATGCGAATGAGTGTACCCGCACTTTCGTGGGATTGAAAGTCACTATGTCCTACTATGTCTACGCGCAGAACGTCATGAGTGGCGATTTCCAAAGCACCAGATTTGGCATCGTAGTCAAGCAGGGGGATTATTCACGCGAGATCTCCAGCAAAGAGAGGTCCGATTGCTACAACAACGCCCTGGAAGTGGCTCATCACTATCTTCAGGAGTGTGTTGCATACTGCAAAGCCAAGAGCCTTTTCAAATCGAATAAATCCCGCCGTGTGGTTTCCACGGGCGGATGCACCATACGCAAAATCGGAAACTAAATCAATCTGACAATGGGTCTGAATAATAAAACCAATCTCAAAAGTCAGGCCGACCTTATCAGATATGAGGACGGCGAGGGAAAAAATACAGCTGAACGTGTCGGCAAGGTAATTGCCGAGATTATCACAAATGCCGATCTGTCTCTAACGACAGAGACTACCGAGCGCGTTGCAACGGATAATGCGCTCCAGCAGAGTGTGACGATAGCATCAAACACCGCAACTACGGCCTACAATGAGGCTAAAGACGCTAAGACCAAAGTCTCGGCGGCTCAGTCAACAGCCAATGATGCCAAAACAACTGCTAATGCAGCAAAAGCTGTTACAGATACGAAAGGACGCCCGGGTGGTCTTGCGACACTTGACTCCGATGGGAAAGTGCCGGCGAATCAACTTCCAGGATATGTTGACGATGTAGTTGAGTTCAATGCCACAGTAAGTGGCGTAACATCCCAAATGGCATCAAGTGCACATAAATCAACTGATGCCGGATGTATGGTAGTGTATGACACAGACCATGATACATTTATACTCGCTGTATCCAAAATTGCCATATCCGATGCAACCGAATGGAGCGCCGTAAAGCGTCCGATTAAGGGCTCCAATATTGCCACTTCAGACTTAGAAGTAGGAGAGGCACAGAAACTCAATGTCACTGATTATTGGCAAATAAACGACGGCAGCGCAATTCTGCGTCCATCACAGTTTACTTATTACAACAACTGGCTTGATGGAGACTCTTTCGGAGAGGGAACGCTGAATGGTCGCGTACCCAAAGCCGGGAAAATCTACACATGCACCTCAAACAACAAGACTTTCCGTTGGAGTGGTTCGGAACTCGTTACAATCGGCTCTGACCTCGCGCTTGGTCGCACGGCCAGCACAGCTTTTCCCGGAGATGCAGGTGCACAGCTCGAAGAAACGGTTAGCAATTACGGTAACTTGATTATTCAAAACGAAAGCCATATCAATAGCATTGGCATTCTTCCCTGCGACGGCCAATGGGACGGCAAAGGAACCGCTCCAACGTCAGGTGTATGGCTTATTCCAAGCGAAGCGTATGAAAACGCCGTATGCTTTGAATCTTACGGTAATACCGATTTCTATGGCTATGCCCCCGAAGTCTACAATTCTGACGAGCAATACAATCCAGGCTACATCTACCGTATCGGGGACGGATTATTCCGCATAGTCAATAACAAATTAGAGTCAACATCCGGCTCCGCTGTTGGCAATACCTACAATGCAACGGTCGAGATACCACTGCCTGCCGGAGAGTATTACTCCGACATTATGGCTGAGACACAGACGCATAACGTTCTCACAGCTGTATTCAACGAGGGTAAGGCCTCTCTCGGTCTGACTATAACATTCGCCATCGGTCCCAGCTCATGGAAAACCTACCAATATGTCGGTCCGAACACAACCAGTCCGCAGTTTCTCAATGTCAACAACTGGATTGACATGGCTGGTATGTCGGCCGGTGCCGAAGCCATTATCAATGTCGATGCACTATGTCCTCGCAAAGTTGCCGGATATTATGACAAAGGAAGTGCCATTGACGCCATCCTCGAATTGCAGAACGCATCAGGCATCAAATATGCGAAGAGTGGTCTTGTCATCACATTCCGCACGGGCGAATACGCATGGGAAGCCTACCAGTTCACCGGCGAGGTTTCCGACTTCTCCAACAAAGACCTTTGGAAGCAGTTTGGTGGAGGTGGAACGGTAAAGACGTCCGCAACCCCAGAAAAAGACGGCAAGGATGCATTCTCTACCGGTGGCGCATACGATATGCAACAGAACGCTTTCGATCATCTTGACGTAGACCAAGATGCCGAGAACCACATCATCAAAGCCATCAACAAGCTCGGCAACGAAATGGGCCAATCCATCTCTATCCCCAAGAGTAATGGAGGAGGCTCTGTGTCCGGCTCGTCGCTTAATATCTATTTGGAAAACCCGGCGGTTTATGCTGCATTTGGCTCCGAAATTTCAGTTCGAGCAGCCATCAAGTCTGTAACATTCGATGGACAGGGAAGTAACGTGACCGAGGTGCTCGGTGTAATCCGCCGTCTGGAAATCATCGATGCTACTTCCGGACTTACCTTATGGAGCGAGGCTATAAACCAAAATTCGTCTACAAGTCCAACGAATTACTCGTTCAAATACGACTTTACGCCGTATTTCTCTGAGGCTTCGGCACGCGACTTCACAATTGTTGCCTACGATGCCGAAGGGAACGTTAAACGGCGCACCATTACTGTTACCGCCGTCGATGTAACATGTACCTCTGTCCAGACGCTGAACTATACTACCGGCTCTGTGCTTGAAGTTGGCGGGTCGACCAAGAACCTGCTGATGTATAAGTTTGCCAATAATGTATCGAAGCTCGGTGTAAAGGTTACAACTGAAATGTTCTTCAACGGGGAGTGGAAGAAGCTCGGCGAGTCTGTCATCACAGACAGTTATTCGCACTCAATTTCCATCGACCCATGCAACGTGTTCGGAGGAAACGAGAAACTGGCCCACGGGTCTTATGCAATCCGCATATCCGGCGAGGACGTGGCTTCCGGTGTCAAAGGTAACGTGATTTACAGTTCTATTATGTGTGTGGATTCCAAGTCCACGCAGCCCATTGTATCTATACGCTACAACGACATCAACAATGGTACAATCCGCCTTTACGACAATCTTGAAGTCGAGGTTGCCGCTTATACGCCCGGCAAGACCTCAACAGCAGCTTCGGTATATATCGACGGCATTGAGGTTATTTCTACCGACATAGGTACCTCACAGACTGAAATCGTCCGCAAGCAGATTCAGGGCTATGACACAGACGGTTCCGATACAATCTCAATCTACGCCAAGAGCGGAGACAGCCAGACCAATCCGATAACCGTTACCGTTGTAGGCTCGGCAATCTCTGCAATAATCAAGGAGGGAGCATTGTTCGGCTTTGATTTTGCCTCCCGTTCCAACGCTGAGACAGACCACACAATATCCAACAATGGATATACGATGCAGGTCAACGGCTCCAACTGGTCATCCAACGGATTTGTCAAGTATCTCGACGAAATGAGCCTCCGCATCGCCGAAAACGTCACAGCCAAGATTCCTTACGCACCATTTGGCACCGCCGCCACGGAGCGTACCAATGGTATGGCTTTCCAGTTTGCCTTCGCCACCAACAACATCAAGGACGACGAAGCCAAGCTCATGGAGTGCTATGACCCGGATTCTGGTGCCGGCTTCTACATCTGCGGTAACAAGGCCGTGCTGTTCTGCAAGAATGGTACGCCCTCCGTCATTACACGATCATTCAAGTGTAACGAGAAGCATACCGTAGCCATTGTTGTAGAACCGTCCACTATAACGGTAAAACGTGGCTCGACCGATTACTCCACAATCAAGCTGTATTTCGATGGCGAGGAAGCGGGATCTATCGGTTATATTGCCAACTCCGGCGCAATCCTCAATCAGAAGCAGATTGACTTCGATGGCACCGACGGCGACTTCTATCTCTACTACACTCTCGCATACGACAGCTACTATGAGTGGGCGCAGGCTTTCCAGAACTATCTCTGCAAACTTACCAATACGGACGAAATGATTAAAGAGTTCACCGATGAGGATGTGCTCGACAATCAGAACCGACCCTCGATGGATAAGTTCAAGGAGAAAGGAATCCCATACTATGTAGTAGTCGCTCCGCAGGCTACTTTCGACACATTCGACGGAGACATCAACACATCGACCAAGTTTGAGTGTACGCTGTTCTACTTCGATCCTGCAAGACCTTGGAGGTCGTTCAAAGCTGAACACGTTCAGTGGCGCCGCCAAGGTACTACATCTGCCAAGCGACCCATTAAGAACGACCGATTCTATCTGCGCAAGAATAAAGGGTGGAAAATCACTCCCCTCAATCCTGACTACACTAATGAAGACGCGCTCAAGACATACGAGCTGTTTGAAATCGGCTACATTCGTGTCGGTTTGAACACCATACCCGTCGCCATTATCACGGTCAAAGTGGACTACTCCGACTCCTCTATGGCGAACGACTGCGGTGTTTGTGATATGATGAATGCAACATTCCGAGCTCTCGGCTCCGACTACATTACTCCGGCCCAGCGAGCCTTTGATGGCACATGGTCTAAGAGTGACGTAACCGTAACCGGGCTGCAGATGAATCATTCGACCGCAAATCATCCTATCGCTGCTTTCCGAGCTACTAACGACTCTCTCAGTGATGCGTGGTTCCATGCCCGTGGCAACTGGAAGGAGGATAAGGGCGAGCAGGTGGCACTTGGTTTCAAGGATACTCCCGGCTATAACCTTGGCTGCAAGAACTACGGCGACTTTGTGGAGTTTTTCGGCAAAGCATCATTCAATGCCGCCGGCAAATTCGTAAGTCAGGAATCACTGACAGAAATCATGGCTCGCTTCAAGGCCACCGAGGGACTTGATACGAGCAAGCTGTATCTACTGTCGCAGTATTGCGGCCGCGACTATGTTTTCATGCGTTACAGTGGCGGCGAGTGGGCCAGATCCAATGGCTCCATGAAGCAAATAAATGGAAAGTGGGTTATCCAAGGCGATGTTCTCAACCCCGTCAGCGGCTTCGAGCTGATTACCTACGACGCAATGGACTGGTTCATGGGCGTAGGCTCTATCGATGACATGATGGCGCCGGTTGCGACACAATCCTCGTGGGTATCCAAACTGAATCTCGGCCAGCCGACTTATCCCGCGTGGACACAGTATTTCGAGTGCATGGTTGACGACGACCAGCTTCAGGAAGACCTCGCGATGGGTCGCAAAGTCCCCTATGAGCTGTTCAATGTGCTCAAATTCTGCGATTCCTGCGACTATTCCAAGGCCGCGCTTGCAAATACATGGAAACAGTTGTGGCGTGAAAATGCGTGGAAATACATGAGCGTCCAATCGCTCATCGCATACTATACGTTCACAGATTACCTTGCCGCAGTGGACCAGCAGGCGAAGAATATGCAGCCTATGTTCTTCCTTGAGGACGGCTGCTGGGTTGAGAATGGTGTTTATCATACACCTTCCGCAATGGAGCCGGTCAGAATGTATTTCAATAAGGTTTACGACTGCGACACCTGCAACGGTAAGGATAACGATGGCGGCAACACCATTCCTGCAGAACTCGATCCTGCTGAGGACGACAAGTGCTACGCCGGTCGTGGCTCAATTCTCTGGAACAACCTACGTCGTTGCGACAATCAGGAAATGGTGGCCGATGCAAACGGTAACACTCTCACGCTTCCCGGTGTCGTGGCAACGATGCGTAACCTTCCCGAAATCGACGGTATCGGTGCCGGTCCATTCTCGCCCAAGGGCGCACTCTATTACTTCGTTCAGAAGCGCATTTTGTTCTGGCCGAAGGTTGTCTGCACTTACGACTGCGAAAGCAAGTATATCCGCTACTCCGAGAAGTATACGGACATCTACTACTATGCCCTGCACGGTTCCGGCCGTCAGGCTCTGCCACGCTTCATTGAGCAACGCTGGCGCATTCGAGACGGATACTATCAGACCGGCGACTTCAAGGACGCCAGTCATGTCCTCGGCGGCCGTATCGGCGCCAAGACGGGAGCCGTTATCAAATTCCGTGCCGGCAAATCCGGCTACTACGGCATCGGTAACGATGGCGGTAATGTGACGCAGGGGATGTACCTCAAGGCCGGCGAGTATGGTACGTTTACCAATTTCCAGCACGGCGACAATATCCTGCTTTACATCTACCAAGCCGACCAGATGAGTGAGATTGACCTCTCGCAAATCTCACTCGACCCGAACTTCCAGTTCTCGATGATGAAGCTCGCTGAGAAGATTGTAATTGGCTCCACAAACCACCGCCAGTCTTGGCGTCTGTCTCCCGGCAACACGGGCTTCCTTACCAACATGAATCTCGGCGACCTGCCGTTCCTGACTCACCTCGACGTGCGCACAACAGAGGTAACAAGCATCAATGCCTCCCGCTGTCCGCGAATGAAGACAGTGCTTGCATCGGGTTCTGACCTCACTGGTATATCTCTGGCAGAAACATCGCCTATCGATACTCTTGAATTGCCGGCATCCATGACGGAGCTGAATTTCGTCAACCTCCCGTATCTTACCTATCCCGGAGGTTTGACAATCGCCGGTATGTCAAGCGTGAACCGTCTCATGCTCGCCGGATGTCCCAACATAGACCCATATAATCTTATCAATGGTATTGTCGGGTCGTCCAATCTTCGTTATCTCCGTTTGCCGGACGTAAACATCACGGCTCCTTCATCAATCCTCAAGTCACTTCGCACAAGCGGCGCCATCGGTCTCGACCCGACGGGTAGTGCTTACGAGGAAAGCAACCAGTGCTCTGGCGTTACGGGTCGTTGGATAATGGAGGACCTTATCGACGATAACGAACTTGACAAGGCGCGTCCCGGAAGCCTCGCCGCGTACTTCCCGCAGTTGACCCTCTACAACTCGCAGTATTCATGCGTCCGTTTCGATGATACTGACGATGATTGCCAGAACATCACGAATCTCGACAACGGTACGAGCAAGGAAGAGTACGAGCCGAGCGGCCACTTCGTCAAGATATTCGATGCGGCTCACCCGTACCGATGCACCTACGATTCCCGCGAGTCCAAGCTGCTCGCCCGTCAGATTATGGATACCAACTACAATCTGATGGCCGACGGCACCGAGTATGATCCGACGGACCAAGCAGGTGAAGGTTTCGATGTGATGCTCGGTTTCGGCCGATATTGGTATAAGGGAGTCAATGACTTCAAGAACCAGAAGAAGTATCTTTTTGCTTGTAGCTTTGCCTCTCAGCCACTCTCTACGGCAATGAAAACCAATCGCGAGAAACTGGCTGATATTCTCGTCAAGGCGTATTCATGCGTCTACACGACCAATAACGGTACAGCTCTCTCGAAGGGTGACGACTACGAGATAGTCGACAACGCCAATATGAATGTCTATGAACTCGATGTCGAGGGCATGAAGCAGGTCCGCTGGCCCGGACTCAACAATGCACAGATCGGCGCTGTGTTCGTAGACGAGAATGACAAGATTGTAGGTACGTTCAATATGGCTGTAAGTCATTCATTGTTCGATTTCACCTACGGCGATTATGTGTTCTGCGATGTACCGAGTGGTGCCAAGAAAATAATATTTACGTCCCCGACGGGTTTCGATGATCTCGAAGCCATTGCGGTTGACAGTGCCGCTATCGAGGCTATCGAACCAGATTGGGTATGGGTACCCATGCGCTTCGTCGGCATCTACGGCATGAGTGTCGACGCTCTTATGCGCCCTCGCTCAATCAGTGGCGTAAGGACTCGCACAGGTACCGGTACGTCGGTAACGAATGCCGATTGGAAGTACGATAACGAGGGTAACATTACGAATACCTCCGTTCCTACCTCCACGATGAACTACACCTATGCCGATATACTCAATCTGATTGAAATGCGCGGCAAGGGATTCCACGGCATCAGTTATGAAATAAGCAAGGACATCGCCAATCTCGTGATGGCGTTGACTGGCACTCGCGACATTCAGGCTTACGCCGGATATGGATGTGGCTCGCAGTATACTACGGGACAGAACAATTTCAATACCTATGGCAAGGTAACGAGAAAGTATTCCGGCGGCAATATCGGCAACATCATCTTCGGTATTCAGAACTTCGTGGGCTGTAACTGGGAAATCATGGACCTCATCGCCGCCAACGTGCCGTCTTTTGCCCAGTTCAAGAAAGATAAGCGTATCGCTACAAGCTCGTACCCGATTGATGCGAAATACCATGTAGTCCGCAACTATCAGACAAAAGAAGAAAGCGTAATCCAGGGACTCAACACATCTGGTTACTGTATCGGCCGTGTTAAATTCGGTAGATACTGCGATGTAATCGCCTCGCGTGTAACCACCGACAACAGCAAGTGGAATAAAAACTACTCTGACTGTATGTGGTACACCCATGACAGAGGCCGGTGCGTCGGTCGGTCGAGCAACGTTGCGGTCGCGTATGGCGGTCTCGTCTTCTCGAACGCGAATGACGCTTCTTCGTTCTCGGGCGCGTATGTCAGCTCTCGGCTCGCCTTCAGCGGAAATTACGAAATAGTTGAAACAGCGGAATGCGTGGAGGTAGCATAACGAAAAGCGTCGCTTCGGTTTCGGGCAACAAAGCCCGGAGCCGAAGCCCGTTCCATATTGTCAAACCCTTAAAATCAAGAGATAACAAGGAAAAAGAAACTTTCAAAAAAGGTAGAACCTTCCATAGCCGGTGCGTCGGTCGGTCGAACAACAATGCGAACGCGAATGGCGGTCTCGTCTACTCGAACGCGAATAACGCTTCTTCGAACTCGAACACGAATAACAGCTCTCGGCTCACATTAAGGAATAAAACGGTGCTCCCTCACCGTCAACATAATCGCAAGACCCTGGACGATGTCGCGTACATCAATCTATTCTGCGAGGAAGGTGCACCTCGGCAACAGCAGACGAAAGTCTGGAAAGCGGAAAAATCTCGGAAGTCCTGAAGGCTTTAATTATGGAAAAGATTTTTGACATACCATTTATGGATGTGGACCTCCCGGCAAAAACTCCGGAGCGCGACACTGTGTCGTTTCCGTTGTATAATCTATTGCCGGAGATCATCGATGACAAGAATCTTGAAGAAAGTTTCGACGACCTTGTAGGCAATCTCGAAAATAAATATCAACGTGAATACCACAAAAGCAAAAAGGCTGATACCCTAAAAAATCTCAAGAAGGAACTATCGGACGGTACGTTCTTTCTTGCCCGTGAAGAACTGCGGGAGTTGTATGTCAGGGATGGATACAAGCCCCGAATAGTCCATGCGCCTCCGGTTTATAAGAGAATCGGAGTACAAGCAGTCATGAGGGTTGTCGAGAAATATATTTACCCGACACTCATTACGAATACAGCCGCGAGCATCAAGGGCCGTGGTATGCACTGGCTGCACCATATTGTAGAGGAGGACATAAAGGCAGACCCGACCAACATGCAAAATTACGGGCAGAGCGATGTTTTCCACTATTACGACAGCATCGTTCAGGAAATGATGAAGGCTATTGTCAGGGAGTATATTGGCGACCCCGTAGCCCTGAAATACCTGGATAATTTCATTGAACTGATGCCTGAAGGTCTTTCCAAAGGGCTGCGTTCCTCTCAAGGTCTTGCCAATCTTTATTTGTCTGCGGTTGATAAAATCATGTGTCAGAATGTGAGCTATCACACCGTTGAGATAGATAATAAAGATGAGGTTATGGCCCAGGGGCGCGGCAGGGTCTATACTGATAAGGGAGACGAGATTCATTATCATTATTACCGTTATTGTGACGACATAGTATTCTTCGCCTCCACAAAAACCGAATGCTGGAAATTGTATGACCTATTGAAATCTGAGCTTGAAAAACTTGGATTGAAGATAAAAGACAATTTCGCAATAAGACCTATATCTGAAGGACTTGACTTTCTTGGCTTCAAGACATTTGGTAAATGGGAAACCGTCAAAGGGCAGCAGCATTGGGAAGTCTATTCGCGCCTCCGAAAGAGAATCAAAGTTAAAGCGGCGAGAGCATTACATAGGGTTAAATCCCGCAAGCGTCGCCAACAGATAATAGGCTCATTCAAAGGTATGGCCTGCCATGCCGATTGCAAACATCTATATTTCAAATTAACTGGACAACATATGGCAAAATTCAGCGAATTGGGGTTGAAATATACTCCGGCAGATGGTAAAAAACGATTCAGCTGCCAGCATATGTCGCTTGGCTCGATAACAAACAGACCAATTGAGCTTCTGGACTACGAGAAAGACATCAAGACACGTTGGGGAGAATCCCGATATGTCGTGCTGTTCCACTTTGTAGGTGATGTGACAGAATACAAATTCTTCACGGACAGCGAAGAAATGAAGTCTTTGCTCGACCAGATGAAAGATCGGGGACTTCTCCCCGGCATGGTAGAGACAACAATCGTGCAGAAGCAGGGCACCGGCGCTCTACGAATTTATTCATTCTCATAATATTCCGAACATGGAAAAAAGATACGGCGCGCCAGGCCCGCAGAATGGTCTGGAGAAGATCGGAACAAAGAAGTGGGCTGTTTTCTACGGCTTCGGCAAAGATACCGAGGACGCAGAGACCGGCTATAACTGGTATCAGACATACGACCACCGACCGAGCCTCGACGAAATCAAGGCCGACATCGTGGCTGTAATCAAGGCCGAGAGCGACCTTAAACTTCGCTATGGCTATAAATGGAACGGCATGACCGTGGAATACTCTGAAGCTCTGAAAACCGACCTCACGGGTATGCTCGTCGCCATTCAGGGAGGCATGATGCAGTTCCCGGTTGAAGTCAACCTCGGAAGCCAGTCGGACGGCACCCCGCAGGTCTATCCATTCTCCAGCCTTGAAGAACTCGGAGCTGTCGCCGCCGGCATCGCTGCGCATCGTGCGCAAGTCAGCAAAGAGGAATGGGCGGCAATCCAGGCCCTCGGCGACATGGAAGAATACTCAGAAGTTCAGTAACCTCTAAATACATTTCATCATGAAAAAGAAAATATGCAATGACAAGACTGGGGACGACAAGAAGTTCCATGTCTTCTGTGAATTCATCATCGCGACCATTGTTGGTTCGCTCATGTCTCTTATCCACTTCCCATCAGCGTGGATAGCGGCCGGCATTGCCTATACTGTGGCACTTGCCTTCGGCATCTGGAAGGAAGTCAGGGATTCCAAACAAAAAGGAAATCATTTCTGTGTATGGGATCTCGCATGGGACCAGATAGGTTGTCTTGGTGGCGCGGTATTGGCTTTCTTTGCCAACTACTACACGTGGTATGACTTAACCGACAAACTATTCCAGTAATCATCATGGCGGCTACTAGCTGCCCTAATTCCAATAACTATGACTGAAACAATACTCGCAATCATTTCATTCGCAATCATCGCCATATACCTGATTGCATACGTTATCACAAGAGGATTACCATCCTCTATCAGTGTGACATACTACCATACCGAGTCGAAACTCCTTTTCCCAGTAGTGGTTGCGCTCTGCGCAGCTCTGGCATGGGTGCCACTCATACGGGTTACGCCAGAAAACATCCAGTTTCTCGCATTCCTGATATGCGGCTCAATAGTTTTCGTAGCGGCATCGCCGGCATTCAAGGAGGATCTTGTAGGAAAAGTCCATACCGGAGCTGCCGTCACTCTCGGTTTGGCTGCTCTGGCTTGGATTATAGTTGCATCAGGGATGCCCTACGCCACGATATTAGGTGTCATCATCGGGGTCGTACTCCGGCGCAACTTCGTCTTTTGGCTTGAAGCCGGCATCCTTATCGACATCTATACGAATTTATTTGTACTACTTCATATTTGCAGTTCTGCAGGCGCGTGAGCGTCGAAGGAGCGTTCAATGTTCGGGAGCGTCAGCAATGGCGCTCCTTTTAATTTGAAAATCTTGCAGTTATGATTAAATAATCCTCTCCAAATTTGCGTATATGATTATTTGTTTGTAACTTTGCATATACCAATACGATAAACATCAAAGCTAATGAGCGCGATATACATACTTGAAGGTTTACTGATCTACCTCTACGGATTCGACCACAATCCGCCGCATATCCATGTGCGCAGAGGATCCGAACAATTCACAATCACAATCAAGGATAGGATTGTAGAGGGCAGAGCAAAGGCGAAGTCCATTGCTTTGGTAAATGAGTTTCTCGACTCGCACGAAACCGAAGTTATGGAACTCTGGGAGAAAGCCCAGCGCGGAGAACAAATTACAAAGATTAACCGTTAATTCCCTACCAATATGTACATACAAGTTACAGACGTTGAATACGGAGGGAACTACACCCTCATCTGCACCTTCAGCGATGGTGCTGTGAAAAATGTAGACATGACCCCGGTGCTCGATGCCCCCGCGTTCAAGGCGCTAAAGGACATAGAGCAGTTCAAGCAGTTCGGCCTTGACGAAACTATCTTTTGGGCCAACGGAGCGGACATTGCTCCCGAATGGCTCTACGACAATGGCGTTGCCTGCCATCCTTGACAGATAAAACGAGGAAATAACAAAAGCATAACATTACGACCCTGCCACCTGCGGCGGGGTCTATTTTTTGCCCCCAACTTTAATCATATATGCAAAAAGTGGTGCAGAACTAATTTCAGTCCATGCTCTATATAATCATATTGATAAATTTATTGCAGATTTGATTAAAATAATCTCTCCAAAATTTGCGTATATGATTATATTTTCGTAATTTTGTATATGCAAATAAGATGTTTAATCAAAAACCGAAAGAACGATGAAAAAAGAACTCAACATATATGAACCCTATGTAAAAGAACTTTGGGACTTCTATCAAAACGAAACCAAAGAAGCCGGACTCACATTCGCCGAACACTGCTACTGCGAGTTTGCCACTGGTCCCGATATGACCGGCGCACTCGAACTCGGAGGATTCTGCCCCGACAACGAGAATACTCAAGAGTATGCGAACATGACCGAAGAAGAGCAGAAAGCCGAATTTGAAGTACGGTTCAAATACTTCATAAAGAAAGCAGGCGAAATCCTCGGCCAACAGTTCCCCGATCAGCCTCTCTCAGAAATCGAAGCCAACGCAAAAAAAGTTCTCGGATACTAATCCAAATAAATATAAAGTATAGGACAGTTTTCATGGCATTGTCAGGATACCGGAGAAAGAATCATAGCCGGAGAAAAGAAAACAATATACATGACTGACGATAAAGGTCATGTATGGAAAGAAGAATGTTACAAAGGCTATGGCATTTTCGGCGGCAAGGACTTCTACGAGTTGCTTGCCGAAATGAACGGCAAAGGGTCTGATCGCATTGCGGGTATAGACCTTGCGTTTGGCATGACCCCGGATGGCCGCTGTCAATATCCAAATGCAGACAACCCGAATCTTTGTTATCCAACTTTGGCTACCGAACCGAGATCCTTCCACGGCCAGCAGCCGGAAATAGACATGAAACAAGGATTCCCCGACGCATAGTTTAACGAAGAATAGCGGAACCATCAACTACCGACTCAAATGCAAATAAGAAATACTAATCAAAATGACAACAAAATCAATTTCGAGATTTTTCTCAGTTCAGCAGGCAATCTACGGAGTCATCATGCTTGCCATCGCCATCGTGTGGCCCGTGGCACACATCATCAAAGGTACAATGAATACCCCAGGTGCTATCTTCTCAGTAGTAATGCTCGCCGTATCAATCTACCTCGGCCGACTTGCATGGAAAGACCTGCGTGAAGACTTCAAGAAAGAACCCAAATCAAACTCAAAATAATATCAATTATGAGCGAAAACGCTTTAGTACAAATCATCGGGAGGGCAGTCCCCTTTACGAAAGAAAACCAGAAAGCGACTGCGCAGACTCTGGTAACCAAAGTGGTCGAGGGAGAAGCGGACCCCATTCAAGTGTTCTCCACAGTAAAGGCACTTGTCGAGTGCCTGACAATCTTCCTCAAGGACAAAGATGTCGTAGATTCGACAATCGCAGCTTGCGAAAGGTACGGCAAAGCCGGGGCACTCTTCAACGGAGCCAACCTCTGTGTGGCTGAAGTCGGAGTCAAGTACGATTACAGCACCAGCGGAGACCCTGACTGGGACGACCTCATGGCTCAGAAAGCAGAACTCGACGCAAAGATCAAGGCTCGCGAAGCATTCCTGCGCGGTATCCCCGGCGAAGCCACAATCGTCAACGAAGATACGGGCCAAATCACCAAGATATTCCCGCCGACCAAAACGTCATCGACCTCTGTGAAAGTGACATTTGCCAAATAAGACCAGCGACCTCCACAGTGTCGGCCTGGCAGATAACTGGGCCGGCACTATCAGCTACAATATAATATATGAAAGAAGAGACAACCCAAGCCTCAATAGCAGATACAACAAAGGCAACCCCGACGTCAGAAATGCCGATTGTTCTCGAAGTCGCACACTTCGGCAATCACTATATCTTGCCGCAGAAAGGTAAGCCCCGAAGTATAGGTTACGACTTGACTGTGCCGGAGGACGTAAAAGTACCGGCGCACTCCCGATTCAAAATTCCACTGAACATCGCAATAAACCTGCCCGAAGGTATCGAGGCCAAGATAGAACCCAGAAGCGGATTCGAGCTCAACGGTATGGAGGGATATGGAACTCGCAAAGTAAAAAATTGGCTGTTTGATATCTTCTGCCCTCTTTTCTATAAGACCATTACAGGCATTCAGCGTTGGGACTGCGACGTACTCGTGGGTAAGATAGACCCCGGCTATACTGACAACATCTGCGTCATTGTGAAAAACAACGACAAAGAGTTTACCATAAAACGTGGCACTCGCATAGCTCAAATGACATTCTACCGCGTTCTCTCTCCTGAGTTTGAAATCGTAGACAAACTCTCGTGTGATAGTCGTGGAGGAGGGTTAGGAAGTAGTGGAACCGGGCGAATAATCGTCCGAAGTGACTTAGCTCATGAAAAAGTAGAAGCACCCGGCGAATTACTCCAACCGCCGCACGCTTCCAAACCTTATAAACCAATTCCCTTCCATGAATATTATGCTCAGTTGCCACCTGAAAAGCGCGAAGAAGTAGATGGTTCAATCTTAGGCCATATATTTAACGATCATCCCTGACTATGATAGTAATCTTAACAGCAACAAAGGAAGAATACGAACTGGCAAAAAAGTACCTGGCTGGATATAGGATAGTCCAGACCGGTGTCGGAGCATCGAATGTAATCCATACTCTATCCCGGCTTATAGTAACAATTCCTCAAGCTCATTTTATCAATGTGGGTTTCAGCGGCAGTAATAAATTACCTGTCGGAACAGTTACCAAAGTTTCCAATTCCTACCGTCTGGTGGACGAGAATGTTAAGTTCCAAGACTTCAGAAATGGATTCTTTTTAGAGTACAACGGCTACCAATGCTATACCAACAACAGTTTCGTAACCGAAAGCACGTCTGAAGCCCCAGTCCTCTATGATATGGAACTTAACTATATCGTTGCATTTCCAATCGACCTAATCGGCTCCGTAAAGATTGTCAGTGATAATCTCGACGTCCTCGAATACGAAACGAACATCGATACATCTACACCCGAAATATGGGGCGAGGTAAGAAAATTAGTTGACGACCTTGCTTCTAAAAGAGAATAGCCTACCACAGCAGTTTCCCAATAGGTTCGCTGCGCCCGGCAGACTGCATAGCCATTTGCAGTTTGTCGGGCGCTTTTCGTTATTGAGCGCGCGAGAATATATATAACTTTGAACACATAATAGAAAATCAATCAAAAAATTACATAATGGGAAAGTATTTTTTTACCTCGGAATCCGTGTCAGAGGGACATCCCGACAAGGTGGCGGACCAAATCTCGGACGCCATCGTAGACGCATTTCTGGCAAAGGATCGCGACTCAAGAGTCGCCTGCGAAACTCTCGTAACCACCGGCCAGGTTATCATCGCCGGCGAATATCGTTCAACCGCAAGAGTGGATGTTCAAGACATCGCCCGCAAAGTTATAAGCCGCATCGGATATAACAAGAGCGACTACAAATTCGACGCTGAATCCTGCGGAATACTGAACGCTATGCACGGCCAGAGCGACGACATCAACCGTGGCGTATCCCGCGAGACAGAGGAAGCCCAAGGTGCCGGCGATCAGGGCATGATGTTCGGCTTCGCTACCAACGAAACCGAAACCTATCTGCCTCTTTCGCTTTACCTGAGCCACAAGCTCCTTCAGGAACTCTCGGCAATCCGCCGCGAGGGCAAGGCAATGACTTATCTACGCCCCGACGCCAAGAGCCAGGTTACAGTCGAATACGATGACGAGAGCAAGCAGCCGTGCAGAATCCACACAATCGTCATTTCCACACAGCACGACGACTTCATCAAGGCTGAGCACGGGCTTCCACAATCTGCCGCCGACACTCTCATGCTCAACCGCATCAGCGAGGACGTGAAGAACATTCTTCTGCCCCGAGTCATTTCCCATCTCCAGCCGGAAGTGGCCGCGCTCTTCGATGCAAACCTTATTCTCCATGTAAATCCCACCGGCAAGTTTGTCATCGGCGGTCCCCATGGCGATACCGGCCTCACAGGTCGCAAGATCATCGTCGATACCTACGGAGGTCACGGAGCCCACGGCGGCGGTGCTTTCTCCGGCAAAGACCCCTCGAAAGTAGACCGGTCAGCCGCTTATGCCGCCCGCCACATCGCAAAGAACCTCGTTGCCGCAGGTATAGCTGACGAAGTGCTTGTGCAGGTAGCATACGCAATCGGCGTGGCTCAGCCCGTGAGCCTCTATGTAAGCACCGTCCGTCGACACGTCCCTTACGCCGACTCCGAGGTTGCCAACATCGTCTCTCGCCTCGTAGACCTGACACCAGCCGGCATCAACAAACGTCTCAGGCTCCGCAATCCCATATACGAGCCCACCGCCTCTTACGGACACTTCGGCCGCATCCCAACAACCAAGGTAGTGAACGGCGAGGAAGTCGAACTCTTTACATGGGAGAAACTCGACCTCGTGGACGAATTCAAGAAAGCTTTCAACATCGACTAAACCCGACAACTGATGAACGATATTATCTCGACTGCTTTTACCAACTACGATGTCGGCCACCTCTACCGACATCTGATAGTGTGCTTCATTCTGTTTCTCATCACTGTCGCCGTATGTCTGATTGATTTCGTCAGCGGCGTTTACACCGCTAAGAAACTCGGAGAACCCCTGCGCTCCCGCAAACTGCGAATGACAGTCGAGAAAATATCCTGGTACTGGCTAATCCAGCTTCTGGGATTCATTCTCGGCCTGATGGGAACCGTATTTGCATGGTACGAATGGCCCTATATTTCTATGTGCATCTGCCTGGCGATTATAGTAATCGAGGGCAAGAGCATATTAGAGCATGCCAAACGACGCAAGTGCCGGACAGCCAAAATCCCGGAAACAATACGCGACATGGCCGAATGGATAGGCGAGGATGCGCTCAAGCACTCCATTCAGGAATTAGCTAAGAAGAGAGTAATCGACGCGCTCAACCGTGGACCGAATACCACGGAGAGCGAGGTAACTGAAAGCATAGAATAAGATGAACACAATCAAAATAGGATGCAAGGGTAAAGAAGTCAAAACCCTTCAGCAGAAACTCAAAATCTCGGCTGACGGCATATTCGGAAAGAATACCGACGCTGCAGTCAGGGCATTTCAAAAAGCCCACGGGCTAACGCCGGACGGTATAGTCGGTCCCCACACATGGGAATACCTCGGCTTTGCTCCTCAATCACGGTATATTGACGAAATCATCGTCCATTGTACCGCGACAAAAGAGGGGAAGGCCTGCTCTGCAGACCAAATCAACGCTGCCCACAAAGCCCGCAAATTCTCCACCTACAAAGACGCCAAAGGAAGAACCCGCTACATCGGGTATCATTTCGTCATTCACCCCGACGGTACAATCGAGGAATGTCGCCCGATTAGCAAAATCGGATGCCATGCCTCCGGGCACAATACGAGGTCAATAGGTATCAGCTATGTAGGCGGACTTGACGCGCGAGATACCGACGGCCGTATGATAAAAGACACCCGCACTCCCCGGCAAAAAGCGAGCCTTATCAAGCTCATCAAGAAACTCAAGAGCGAGTATCCTACCATCAATAAAGTCATCGGGCACCGCGATACCTCCCCGGACCTCAACGGCAACGGCATCATCGAACCATACGAATTCATCAAGGGCTGCCCTTGTTTCGATGCAATTTCGGAATACAAAGAACTCTAAAACAGAATGAAAAAGGCAATAATAATTCTCACTATTTTGCTCCTTGCATCAGTCCTCGCTAACGTGATGCTATGGAACCGAGCCGGTCCCAAGGAGGTGGTGGAAAAGGTAATTACTACCTACGATACGATTCCATACCCTAAGCCCGTCCCAGTCGATAGCGTAGTTCTTCGATATGTTACCGAGAAACTACCGGCCGCAGATCAACCCAGTCTACCGACAGCCTCCGTTGAGACGGTCGTAGATTCGATGGTTTGCCAAGCGCCCAAGGACAGTGTAGAGGTCATAATACCGATTACCCAAAAGATATATGAAGACAGCACTTTCCGGGCCTATGTGAGCGGTTATCACCCGGCACTGGACAGCATTCAGATTTTCCAACGTAAAGAGACCATCTATATAAGGTCGCCCACCAAGAATAAGCGATGGGGAATCGGTATCCAAGCCGGGTTCGGACTGACACCGCACAGAGTTCAGCCGTACATAGGGATAGGGATTTCCTATAATATCATTACATTTTAAGGTCTCTTTTCATTGAATAAGGCAATCCTTCGGGGTTGCCTTATATATTATCAATATGATTATATATGATGATGAAAATTGCAGATATGATTAAATTTTTAGGTCTAAAATTTGCGTATATGATTATTTATTTGTAATTTTGTGTATGCAGATATGATGATTTAATCAAACTAAAAAGACAATGAAAACAAGAGAAATCATAAAGAAAGCGATGGAAATCCTGAAGAGCGTGAAAGTAAAATCCGAATTCGACATGATACAGGATTGGTACGTGAGCAACGGCTACGACGCCACGTTCGACAAGCAGATGAAAGGCTACTTTGCCGCCATCAGCCCATTCGGAGAATCCGAACTCCATCAGGCAATGTGCGATGTCTGGAACGCTACCCTGACATATTACTACACTCCAGCCCGCGAAGAAGAGTGTGAGATTGAAAAAGCACTCACAGAAGCCCAGAGAATCCGCCGTTCAGTAACCGAAGCGGATTGGGCCAAAGGTGTAGCTCACTACGAAGTAGTCAAGACTAACAAAGGACAGAAAGTCCTGATTACATACCGCGACGGCAGCAAGGGACTCCGAAAAATCTACGAAGAACCGAGAAAAGACCAGGTACTGAACTTTGATGCCTGCGAGAAGGAACTCATCGACCTCGCAGAACTCGGGAGCCACGATTTCCGTTCGGCACTCGCCGCCCTCGTTGCGAAGTATAACGCATAAATAACAATAATATGAAGTACATCAAAAGAATCATCGTTGGCATAGAAAGCCGTCAGGAAGCCAACGACGTGGCAGACCACCAGAACGACCTCGGCAAGATAAATCACGATCGGCGAGTGATATTCGCGGGCGAGGGGGATAAGAGCAAGACGATAGTCCCCGACTGGGCGCCGCTAATTTTCATTGCCATTGCCACAACAGAAGCCGCCATTAAAGAAATTGCTGAAGAATTCTTCGGTGAGGTTCCAATTCTCTTTGAAGTCGAAGACGTAAAGGAAAACGCCTGATATGGGAAATGATCTTCTCAATATTGCAAGCGCGGCCAAGCAGGGAGTCTTAGACGAAAAAGCCCAAGCTCTCAAGGCACGGAAGGAGCGAAGAAAAAAGGAACGGACTGCCGCAGAACACGCCTACGAAGTATTCAAAAGCACCTTAGCGCAGTTACTCGGTATCAAGTCCTATAAGATTAGACCATCAGAACTGAAAAGCCGAAAAGACTGCGTGATAATAGAAGACACCGGCGGCCGCAAGTTCGAGATTCATTATACGAAAGTCATGACGCCTGACGGCAAACACTTCGGAGGCGGAGACTGCGATTACAATATCAATGCGCAATGGGGTACGGATACATGGTATCAATACAGCGTGGCAATGGGTGCCACGACAGTTGCGCAACAACTAGGCCGATAGTTGGCCCAGACAGAAACAGCAAACTCGCTCAAATGCAAATAAGATAGACAAACGCAAATAAGATATCTAATGGAAACAATTTTAACAAAAAAGAACTGCCATAGAGCAGCCACGGTTCTGCCGGTCAACCACACAGACGGTCAGGAACCGCTTCAATTCAACTACCGCGCCATCCGCAAAAATATGGGTATGTTCAGTTGCCGTTTCTCCCATACGGTAACATCACCCAACGGTGACGCTATCGAAGTAAGCGATTACGACTTGAAAGAATGGGTGGTCGCATCATGGAAATACGAAGAGAACCTCGAAGACCTCTATAGTGACGGTGTAAGGGCGTACAGCAATACCAGCCACACACCGGAAGAACGCGCTCTGCGCGACATCTACGAGTATGAAGAAGAGATACAGAAAGACCTCAAGATTCTCCCCGAATCATATCGTTCTGACTACTTCAATCAGTATAAAGAGCGCGCCCGCCAGCTTTTCTATAAGCATTCAGGCATAGCCAGCGCTATGATTGTCGGCCCGGCTCGTTTTCCGGCGGCACGCATGGAGCGAGCCAACAATGCCTATGACTCCATGTTCCAAGATTTCCGCAAATGGCGAGAAAATTTCTTCAAGAAAGTCGAGCGCGAGAAAGAAGCCGCAAAGTCGCCGGAGCAGAAGGCCGACGAAGCATGGGAAAAGGTAAAAGGGGATATTTTGTCTACCGTCGGCTCTCTGTGGGCAATCGACCTGCAGAATGCCCCATACTCTCGTCCACTATTCGTTTCCAATCTATACGGCAGGATGGAAACTCTTGCCAAAAACGGAAAGGTCGACCTCTTGCGACGGGCCGGAGAGTTGATAAAGGAACTCAACGTAAAGGCTAAGGAGAAGGGCGCGAAAGAAATCTTCACGAGCCGCCACAAGTTTTGGAAGCTCGTGGAGAAAGACAAGGAAACCCTCGCCAAGCAAGCCGAGAATGCCAACCGCGAGAACGAGGTGTTTGAACTCTACAACTGCACCGTAGTGAAGAACTATGAAGAAGACCGTCTGCAAATCTTCCACGAAGAGAAGCCGGCACCGGAAGTTCTCAGTCTTCTCAAGAAAGAAGCCTGGAAATGGTCGAGAAACAACGTCTGCTGGCAACGTCAGCTCACAAGAAACGCCTGCTATAGTGCAGCCCGCGTTATTCTCGGAGGCCCCAATGGATTATCCAACACCGAGGAAGTAACCAAACTCGTCAAGAAACTATGGGACGGCCACCAAGAGTAAAACGTATCAGCAAGGAGGAGGGAGAGCGCGTGGATATCCACCGCTTTCCTAACTTCAGCGCGTCCGGAAGTGTGATCGGAATGAGAAATCTCTACTACGGGAGAAATGCGCTACTTGTACGTTGTGGCTCCTTTATATATAATGTATCATTAGAACCGGCAATTTACGAAAACGCAAAATGAAATATACCATAGACCCCACAATTCCCTTTGAGGGCGCAGTCCTCACAAGCATGAACGACAACATTCACAGCGATTACGGCGGTGAAACTCTCGAAGAACTGAAAGCAGCACACAATAATCCCAACCTCGAAGCAGTGAGCCCTGAAAAAGTAACGGAACTTGTCAACCAGCACCGGGCATCGCTCAACAAAGAACCGTTCAAGGAAATCGACGAGGAACGATACTATGACGCAATGGACTGTCTGCCACCCAAGAGAATGTTACGCGACGCTTTCTTCGTGGGAGAGTGCTACCAATATGACCTCTATCCTTTCTGCTTCAAAATAGGTGGCAGATACTTCGAGGGCCGCAGAACCGTCGACACTCCGAAGGAGACGCTTTATGCGGAGATAAAAGAATTTTACGATAACCTCATCAAATCCGAAGCCAATGACGATTGAACTCAACATAGAATTTCATGAAAGCGAGATACCGCCCCGGTGCCGCTTACCGAGACACGTCAGCCATAAGGAAACTGTAAAGGTCAAGATAAAAGAGGCGAGCAAAGAGGAGGCGCCGTTGGCATTCATCGTCCACAGCCTGAAAGAACGTCCGATGGAGGTCAGGCTGTACAAGAACCAACTCTATAAAGAAGCCCGCATTTCGTTCTACAACGGCAAGGAATCCGAAGAATATCCTTTCGATGCAATTCCCTGGGAGACCGTGTTCAGAAAATACACTGGGTATGGGGAGTATATCTCCAAGTCCGAATACATCGCATATCTCAAACTCACAAGCCGTGAATATCTCATTGTTGATGGTGTTGTCTTTCGCAGATGTTACGAGCCATTCTACCGTATTACAACATTCGGCTACCGAGGGTGTGGCACTGCCATTTTTCCGGAATTCTCAGATAAGAGCCGCAAGGAAGTCCCCGGTTACAGTGCTCTCGATAAGGATAGAGCGATAGCCGATGCTATCAAAATTGCAGAAGGCCGTGGCGATGAGAAAGACATAGATTCAATAAAAGAAATGGCTCATGGGCCGATAGAAGTAATCATTCCATCGGCATGCAAGCGTAAATTCAGACCTCAAATATAAAGTTATGGGTGAAATAGCAGAAATGATGCTCGACGGGACTCTCGATTCAGTAACCGGCGAGTACCTCGGTGACCCATGTGGTTATCCGAGGAGTATGACTGACGGCACATATTGGCCGGACAGAGATAATCTCAGACGGCGTTCCCGCCAATCAATCAACTCTCTATGCAGTCGCATAGGAGTGACAGATAAGAAGAGTCAGCAGGAACTTGTGAGTGCTTTCCTTCAGTGTATGAGGCTTGCACGTCTTCCCAAGATGCAGGCTCAAATCGAAATGGTATTTCTCCACCATAAAAATGATTTCAAGATCTTCCTAAGCGAGATTGAGAAAGAAATTATCAACACTCCAGAAAAAGACGAATAAACCATGACAGCATCAGCAATCAAATTCGTTCCATGGGACACCAAACCTCTCGAATCCCTCAAGGACAGCATTGCGTTCAAGATGAGAAGCCTCATCAATTCAGGCGCAAAACTCAACCGGGCGCAGAAGAATTGGATTACAAATCGCGTGAATAGTAATACTTATTTCAACAATGCCATACCCGTGCAGGGCTGGGCGTTTACATTCTCCGACGTCCTCAAGAAATTCGTGGTAAAGCAATGCGGTCAATGCGCAGAGTATTACGCCGTCGATAAAACTTCGTTGCGGGAATACCTCGGCTCCGGAATAGAGTATATTGTTGAAGTGAAATGAGAATGTATAAACACGAAAAGGTAAGCATCATCCGTGAAACGGGGGAGAGAGTGGATGCTGTCGCTCCCATTGTCATATCTGCGAGTCGGAGTACGGACATACCGGCATTTCATTTAGATTGGTTTTTCAACCGCCTCAAGAGAGGATATTGCTCGTGGGTTAATCCGTTCAATCAAAAGGCGTCTTATGTCTCATTCCAAAATACAAGAGTGGTAGTGTTCTGGTCTAAAAATCCCGTAGCACTCATAGACCGATTGAAGGAACTATCCAGCCGCAATATAAACTGCTATATCCAGTTTACTCTCAACGATTATGCGGCCGAAGGGTTTGAACCCAATATCCCTGAGCTAACTAAGCGAATAGATACATTCAAACGCCTCGTTGACATTTTAGGTGTGGGCTCCGTTATCTGGAGATACGACCCGGTCATTCTGACGGATAATCTTCATATAGAAGACCACCTCGAAAGGATAGAGAAAATCGGTTGCGAACTCAATGGTTATTGTGAGAAACTTGTATTCAGTTTCGCAGACATCGCCGGGTATCGTAAAGTTCAGTACAATCTCATTCAAAGTGGAATAAAGTATGTCGATTTCAACCACGAAAGCATGACTAAATTTGCCGACAGTCTCACTCGACTAAACAAGAACTTCGGTTTTGAAATCGCAACCTGCGGAGAGCAGATTGACTTGTGCAAGTTCGGCATCGAAAAGAATCGTTGCGTTGATCCCTTACTAATGGTCCGGCTATTCAAAGATGACGAAAGACTAATGTCATGGCTCGGCTATTCGGATATGTTTGGCGCCCCGGAATCCTTTCCCAAAGACCCCGGACAAAGGTCTGTATGTGGCTGTGTCCTCAGCAAGGACATCGGAGCATATAACACCTGCGGTCACGGCTGCGTATATTGCTATGCTAACGTAACACCGACATACGGCAAGCAGGGCTGTGTGCGGGCTCAAAGCGACACAAAACGCGAGTCAGTAATCTCTCAAGTAAATTGATATGACAATAGAAATGACGATAGACCAGGCTCAAATCGTATTCAGCACCCTGGCCGATGAGATATACCGTATCTCGACGTGTATTGCACCTGAGAACCGCAAACAAAGTCGGATAGACACCATCAACGAATTACGGAAGCGCATCGGCGTTCAACTGATGAAAGCCGGGGCAATAGATGCCGAGTATTATAAGGCGGTTTGTGGCAGTCTGTAAAGAGCGTTAAATCGTGAATATGATTAGCCCAACCGCCAAAAAATTGCGTATATGATTAAAATAATCGCCCTAAAACTTGCGGAATTGATTATTTATGACTAACTTTGCAAGTGCAAATAAGATACTTCTAATCAAACAATCTCAAACAAATGGAAGCAATCCAATTCAACAAAGAGACGTTGGTAGCCGTCTACGGCAACTGCAACGCCGTCGGCCGCAAGGCCATCAAGGAACAGCTCGGAGAAAGACTTTCCGAAATCCTCCCCGTAACAGACCGTGTAAAAACCTTCAATGATGCGGTCGAGGAACTCGGCGAAGAACACGAAGCTGTAAAAGCCTACCGTGCCGTGGAGTGGTATCTCCGTAACCAAATGTCCGACATCAAGGCATACCTCCATCTACGCATCATCACCGCCGCCCTCAATGAGGGATGGGAGCCCCAGTTTGTCGAGGGCGAGCGCCGCTGGTACGGGTGGTACGACCTCATCAGCAAGGAAGACTACGAGGCTCTTTCCGATGAAGAAAAGGGCCGGTGCGTCGGTCGGTCGTACAACAATGCGAACGCGTATGGCGGTCTCGTCTGCTCGTACGCGAATAGCGCTTCTTCGTACTCGGGCGCGAGTTTCAGCTCTCGGCTCACATTCAAAAGCGAAAAGCTGGCTGAGTATGCAGCCAAACAATTCATCGAAATTTACGCCGATCTCTGCTTCATCCCCAAAGCTCCGGACGCCAAGGAGTCGAAGTAACCGAAGTATTTCCTCCGTGGAGGCTCGATCGTGTAGACGAGCCTCCACGAAATGCCAAAGATATGAGCGTAAATTCAAAATTAGACCGGCTCCGTGAACGCCGCGACCAACTCAAGGCCAAAATGTCGAAACAAATCCAAAACGGACAGTTGCTGCAAGTCAGTGACACCGCCCGCAGAATAAAAGACGTCGAGGCTGCGATAGAAGAAGCCGAGAGTTACCTTCCGAAGAAGCTCTCAGAACTATTCGATCAAAAGACACTCCGTGAATCCGGCATCAACGTCGCAATCGTGAAGGTTCATTTGGCTGCTGATTTTCTTGCCGATTGTGCCTACGAGTTGAGAGATAAATTCACTGCTCTCGGAGTGGAAGAAAATCACCTTCTTCCTTTGCTCGATGACATCAAGAAGAAAGCGCAGGACTTCGCCAGCATTGTCTGCCATCCGGAGTTCGCCGGACTATCGGACTTTATGGTAACGAACGAAGAATTTATCGATGATATGCACGGGATAACTCAGAAATACATCGACGACCATCTGACTATTACCGACTGAAAATATGAGTAATTTCTTCCAGCCATATATTTATGGGATAATAAAAGAGGAACTCAAGCGCGTTGAGGAATCTCATAAAGCGCCTGTCGTAGCTAACCATTATGCCATAATGGAAATAGTGAAGAAAGACGTTGACGAAGCCATTCAGTCTTTGATTTCAGACGGTTTGATAACTCGAAGCATAAACATCAATCAGATTCCTCTATATGGAATCGCTGAACGCAAATAAGATATTCTATCATGGTAACATCAATAGAACCGAAAGTAGCACCGACCGGACGATATACCGTCAAGCAGACGTGCGAATGCCTCGGCATTCACCGCAATACGCTACGCCGGTATACCGACGAAGGACATATCAAGTGCAGTTTCCGTAGAGAAAATGCGAGAAAAATATATCTGGGAAAAGAAATCCTCCGATTTTGGAACTCCCAGCTTTAAGATACTTCATATTTGCAATCCCAACCCGTGAGGGCGCAAGATTTAAGAGCCAAGAGGAAACTCATGGCTCTTTCTGTACCATGACATCACTCTCCTTTAATAACCCGGTCGATCACACGTCGGTTAGCTACATCGACTTTACGCATATTGTAGTCGATATAAATGGCCGACGTTGCGTTACCATGAGAGTGTCCGAGGCTTTTGGCTATCGTAGCGTCAGGAACGTCAAGATCCGAAGCAATCGTGGCCCAAGTATGACGCGCCCAGTACGAAGTCAACTCCTGAAGGACTATGCCATCGTCCACAGCATTGAAAGCATCTTTGATTTTCACCAATCCCTTTTGAAGACAGTTATAGAACGTCCGATAAGACTTATGAGTGTCGAGGTAATTCAGGAGATACTTTTCTCCCTTATATTTCTCAATGAGGGCCATCGCCTCCGGCTCAACTTTTATGGAGTAGAGCTTATGGGTCTTAGAGCGCCGGTATTCAAATCTTCCGTCTACCAATTCGACTGCCTGGCAAATATCCACCACGTTGGCTCCGATGAGGTAGAACGAGAGCATGAAGAAATCCCGGTACTTCTCAAGATAAGGCTCCACTTTCAAATCTTTCAGCTTGCGAAGAGCCTCTACCGGCATGGAACGCTTTCGAGTTTCCTCGTATCGCAGTTTGAACTTTCGGAATGGGTAAGCAGTAGTCACATCATTATCGATAGCGTAGTTGAATACCGCACGAATATTTCTAAGATTGATATTACGGGCGTTGCGAGCCGGGGAGGTCTTGGCGAGGAATGCGTCAAACTCCGCCAGCCATTCAACAGTGATGTCCTCAAATTTAAGCTGACGATATGTCTTCGGTCGGAATCTCTTGATATGATTCAGGGTTGTCTCATAAATCCCCTTGGTGCGGAGCATCTTCGTACTCGAGAACTTGACAAACCAGTTATAGAACGTTGTAGATTTGTCAGACTCTTCAGGATTCAACCGCTGAACAATGACATTCTTGATGTCGGTAACAGTACCCGCAGTTTCTTTTGCCGCAGTAAGAGTGAGAACAATCTCATCTACCTCTAGCTTTCTTTTATTTATATAGGTATTGAAAAACAGACGCTTCGGATGGGAAACCACGCATTGTTTTATAGGATTCCATTGCTCCATCAAGAGGGATATCCCAAGTGGTATGTACGCCGTGGACCCCTTTTTGGTAATCGCTATCTTCAACGGCGCGGGTCCATTTCCTTTCACAGCTCGCCTGTCGAGGTAGATCTTTGTTGTAATCAT